GTATAGAACCAAAATTAAGACCAAATACACTATCAATGCATAATAAAGATAGGGTTTTGTATGAAAAAGATAATAAAAATAATAGTCAATATTTTCAAAATCAGAAAAGTGGTCAGGATTTAGCAGATTACAATATGCAGAATTTATTCAAATATAATCCACCAGAAGTTGAGAAGAAATATGCTGCTGCATCCTTATTAAATAAACCTAATTACATAGAAAAAAGTTTAAATCTTTTAGTTAATACCGTTACAAATACAGTTATTAGAAAAGTTAAAGAAATACGTAATGATTTAATTAACAGATTTTTAACTCAAATTGAACAAAAAACTCTTATAAAAAAAGTTCCCGATGGTGGAAATGTTTATAATGAAGATGATGTTAAAGCAAGACGTTTGGCAGAAGAACAGGTAATATCTTTTAAAGATGGTAAAGTTAGCTTTAATGCCAATGCTTTAGGTGCAAGTCTTAGAAATGATATAACAAACGATTTAAATAATTATTCAAGAGGTGTTATAAACGATGGTAAGTTGAGTTTAAATGATGCTGTTTTTGGATTTGACAAAAAAATAGGATTCTAATTTTAATGGATAGTTTTTATTCAGGTAAGGTATATTCGGGTATAGTAGTTGATATTAAAGACCCTCGTAGATTGGGTCGTATCAGAATTAAAGTCGCATCTATTTTTGAAGAAATAGATACTACACATATACCTTGGGCAACACCATACAGAGGTCTTGGAGGTAAAAATTTTCATGTGCCACAACTGGGTAAACTTGTTAATGTTATATTTGAAAACGGTTATATTTATTCACCCACCTACATTTATACTGAACACTATAATATCAATTTACAAAAAAAATTAGAAAATTTAAGTGAAGAAGACTATGGTAATTTTATTGCTATATTATTTGACCATAAAACTCAAATGTTTATTGATAATAATGGGTTACGAATTGATTATTTATACAATCAGATTCACATTGATGAAGAAAACATTTCATTTAGATTAAAAGATAATTCACAAGTTTTAAATTTGGGTTCGAGTGATGCTAATCAAGATGCAGTTCTTGGTACTAATTTCTTTAAATGGTTTGATAAACTCGTAAATAAACTTATTATTCCGACAACTTTAACTGGGAACTTGGGCGCACCGATTTTAAGACCAGATTTAGATGCTTTAATGACAGAATATCAAACAATAAAGAATACATTTCTTTCAAAGCATGTTAAATTACCTGATAATAATAAAATCGAAAAAGTTCAAAGAGATATCGAAACTAATGCAGATGAAAATGATAAAGATTTGAAATCAAATGACCAAGACCCCTTTGTACCAGCACAAAAAACCACAGTTAATTCTGAATTATTAAGTGAGGATATTAAAGAAAACATAAAAGAAAAAACTGAATCAGACCAAAGTGATTTAGACAATGCTAAACCGTCCAAAGTAGCTAAAGTAGATGAGGTTGATTTTCATGAAAATAATTCTGATGCGCCAACCAATATTGTTTACATAATAGACGAAGATGGTGAATTGGTATCATCCTCATATGGCGATTTACAGAATGAAGAAAAATATGATTATGTTGGGTCAGAAGACGAAGACGAAATATATTCTAAAAATACTACGGATTCAACCACAAATACATACAACGAAGATGTTGTTGTTGTTGATGAAAACTATGGAACTTATATAACATCAAATACTGTTACTAATGAAAGTATTTCAACAAAGAAAGTTAATGTTCCAGCAGGTGTACCAATGAAAGATAAAAATGGTAACGTTTTAAAAGACAAAAGCGGTAAACCCATTTATGAAAAAGTTGATGTTTATTTAAAAGGGAAAATTGTAGCTAAAGAAGAATATGTTCAATTTCAAAATCAAAAGGTTATTAAAAAATATTTTGAACCATTGAAAAGGATGTTCGATGCAGCTAAAAAGGATGGAATTAATTTGGTTCTTGTTGATGCTTTCCGTTTCTGGGGTGAACAATTTGATTTAAGAGTTCAAAATAAAAAGAAAGACTTCACAACCAAAGAATTAGAAACAAATAGTTCAACAAACTATACACCATACACTGGTCGTCCGGGACAATCTCTGCACCACTATGGAACTGCTTTCGATTTTCAAACAAATGTTGGTAAAAATAAATCGTATAAATGGTTAGTTAAAAACGCAATAAAATATGGGTTTATCCGAACCGTAAAATCTGAAACATGGCACTGGGAATATCAACCTTGGAATTATAACTCAATTAGAAAGAATGACCAGTTTGCTATTGTTAGTAAATCGGATTCTTCGTGGATGAATTTAGTCTAAAAAGGTAAATCATCCATATCAATTTTAGAATTATTATCAAAATAACCTAAAATTTCATTTTCAGTTTTCTGATTGTATGAAATTTTTATCTTATATTCCTCTATATTTTTTTCTTCAGTAAGTATTTCATTTAATTTTAAAAGTCTTACTCGTTTAATATCAGATAAATCACGTTCTACTATTTCATCGAATGTTTTATCATATAACATTTTTCTTTTCCTATCTTCTATTCTATGACGATTATACATAGAATTATGTGGAAGTTCAATAAATTTTCTTTCTTCACATTGTCTAACACTACCAACGTATGATTCATATAATTCTTCACCATCCCAAAATATACCACAGCAGCTTAAATCCACATTTTGTAATAAACTAATAAAAGAAAAAACCATATATTCAAAATCATTAGCTATTATATTTCTCGATATAATATCATTTTTTGCTGGCCTGATGAATTGTATTTTTTTACCTTTAGAATTAATATATGTTTTGGGTTCGAATATAACATGTAAGTCATCATACATATTTAAAATATCCTTGGTATATAAATCAATAAAAAAATATCCATGTTCGGTTATTACCTCAATAGCAGTTTGCATAGAATGAGATAAACACATTATATCTATATCATTAATTGTGTTTTTTGATATAATATCTCTCAAACTACCACCGAATATAACCAAATAATCAGTATCCTTGAACAGTAAAGAAGAATCGAATTCCAAATAATTATCTAATTCTTCTTTAATCTTTTCTTTATTAAACATAAGAGGTTATAAAATATAAACAAAAATATGAATTATATCTTATATGAACAATTTAAGAAATAGTTTTCTGTTGGAATAAATTATTTATATCAAATACTTCGAATATATAGTTATCTTGGTCTAAACGAATAAAAACATCTCTATTATTTTCTTTTAATCGTTTAGCTAATAGGTTATCAACAATTACATTTAAAGAATTAAAATCTGATAATTTTTTTATAATTTCAGACTGTTTTTTATCTATAACCCCATATTTCAGACTCTCTTTTATGAACTTAATTTTATTTTTTTCAAAAGATATATTCAGTAAAAATTCTTTATCTTCTTCTGTGAATATATCAATAAAAGTAAATAATTGAAAATCAAATAAAACGTTATTAGAATTTGTGTTTGTTAAAACGAATGGTTTCTGATATTCAATTTCACCAGTGATAAGTGTTGTACCACCTATTTTAGAATCAGTCTGGTTATATCTATCGGCACGTTCATCATTAATATATGAATACCACGTACCACCTCTCAGTTCATTTGTATTTATAGTGTCTGGTTTACAATATCTTTTAACTCGAATTAAACCAGATTTTAACATATATAAATGATTTTCAAATAATTTAAAATGTTTCAAATATTTCATTAGAATAATTCATTATTTAATATTTCTACAACATACTGTACAGCCTTTTTTGTTCCGTTTAACATCATATCGTATAAGCTATAAACATTGGGTGCTATCTTATCTGTAAAATACCCTTTATCTTTTAAAAGTGTATCTATATCATTTTTATATTTTAAATAAAAATTCTGGACATCTGCATCTTCAATCAAACCAGTTATTTTTACATTATCAAGGCCATTTTTTTCGATATCAGATAAATAATTTTGAACGTTAACCAATTCTTTTTTCTGATTTTCATCCAAAGAACCATCTATTAATAATAATACACCTCTTTTTAATGATAAATATTTTTCAGATAATTTATCTTTTAATTGGTCATCAAGATTTTCATTTAAATTATAGTATTGAGAAAAAGTTTTCATATTTATTTTTATTGATTTTTCAAATATATTGTCTGAATATTTATCTTTATATATTAATCTCCCAGTTTACCATTTTTTATATCGATATTTTTACAAATGCCATTATGGAATTCACCATTATTAAATACTCCATTCTGCCAGAAACCGTTAATAAATTGACCATTATTCCAAGTAGGTGCAAATGAATCAGTCCCAAAATATCCAGCTAAAAATTCACCGTTGTTAAATGTACCATTTCTGAATGACCCACCATACCATTTACCATTATTAAAATTACCATTATTCCAAATAGAAATTTTATGATTTCCAGATTCAGTGATACTTCCATCCGCATTTGTAATTAACCCAGAATGAAATTCACCATTATTGAAATTACCATTGTTCCATGTACACTTTTCATAATTATATGTTGACACGTCAGTGGTGTAATAAACATTAACAACCAAACCAGCGAAATAACAAATATTATAAAATGTAACATCTTTAAGAAGTTTAAAATTCACTGAAAATAATGGTGAATTTACGTCTTCAGGTGTAAAACTCATACCCCATGTATTAGTTGGACTACCATAAAAATAATTATAATACAGTGGAGGCCAAGGTGAACCACTCGGATATACATCCACTAATTCATTACCAGCTAAATTGTTCGATTGAAGTAATGGATTATTAGTTATAGTTTTTGATAACGTTACCTTTGAAACTTTATAAGTTCTTGAATCTTTATAAGATGCATACAAAGAAATATAAACTTCTATACCATTTATTGTTGCTGTTTCGGGTATATTAAAACTCCACCCATTTATAGAAAGTGTTTGTGTATATCCACTATTCGCAGCCGAATTCGTTATATATGAGTTTACACTTCGACTTTGATGTATTTGTTGATTAATTACTTGAACTAAACCAGTGTATGTGCCATTTAACCATGTTAAATTACCACCACCAAATACTGTATATGTTAATGGTTTAACAAAAGTAGTATTCTCATTGACTGATATAGTTTCTATAAATGATTCAGGATTTTTAACAACACCAAATCTCGATTTCACATTTTCATTAAATGTAGTAAATACACCATTCATCCATTCACCATTGATGAAATCCCCACCTAAGAATGTACCATTATACCAAATGTAACCATTAAATTCACCATTATAAAATTTTCCACTTATCCATTGAATGTTTTCCATATAACCATTATACCAGTTACCATCCCACCATATAGAATTAAAAATCACACCATTATAAAAATTACCATTTCTCCACACACATGTTTGACCACTATTATTAGTAATATCATTATTTCCTTGTGGATTATTTGGGTCATATGGAGTGTAAAGTGACCAATCTATTACCTTTGTTCCAAATGTACCGCCATAAAAATCACCAGATTCCCATTCAACATAACCTTCACCAATTCCCATGACAGAATATTGATTACCCCTATCTATTATATTAAAATTACCATTTAAAACATCATATTTATTCAGTTTATAACTATAAAACCTTCCATTTCTCCAAGTTCCCGTTTCAAAATTTCCCGAATACCAAGTACCGTCATACCAATCACCGCATATCCAGTTCCCAGAATACCATACTAATCCGTAGTTATCTTCACCAATTATAGCATCTTCAATGGAAGCATTGAAAATCCAATTATATCTTATTTTTAATTTGTCAATGGACATTCCATCAACAAGAGTTATGTTAATCTTATTAAAATCTACATGTTCTAAAGCTAATGCTATATTAACTGCCATTATTATTAATTAATTTTTGTTTTTAATTTTTCTATTTCTTCTTTTAAATTATCTATAATGAGATTTTGTTCCTGTATAGCTTTAACTAAGACCGCACTTAGGTTATTATAACTAACACCTTTTGTAGAATCACCTATTGTTGGTGGAATTAATTCAGGTATAATAACCTCAACTTCTTGTGCAATTAATCCAATTTTTTTGGATTTATCATCACCATTTATAAAATTAAAATATACTGGATTTAATTTCATCACTTTATCAAGTGCATTATCAAAAGAAATAATGTTTTCTTTTTCTCTTATATCTGATATTGCAATCCAGTCAGTAGCTTCACCAATACCGTTTACTTTTAAACGTCTATTACTTGGGTTTGAATTAGTAGCTATTAAAACGTTTCCTCTGGCAATTGATGAATATTGAAGTATTATATCACCATAAGACCCTGTATAATATCCAGAACCAGCAATACCAGTATACATGTTAATATTTCCACTACTACCACCATAATGTCCAACAGAAGTTCCACCGTTACCAGTATAAATATTTAAATCTCCACTATCACCACCATCACCACTATATCCAATCGCAGTTCCACCAGCAGTACCACCTTGTCCAGTGTACAAAGAAACAGCACCACTATCACCACCATCAAGTCCATATGTTGGAGTAGACAAATCCTCACCACCAGTACCACCTTGCCCAGTGTATAAAATTATAGAACCAGAACCAAACCCTTGTTGCCCAGAACTCCCATTAAGACCAAGACCACCTCTCATATTTATACCGTATGTTGGGATATTATGATAAATATTTGATGTATTTGAAGCATTAAAGTAAATATGACCGTTAAAATATACATGGTTGGCGTTTTGAGTATAATAAAAAACAGTTGAATCTACACCAGCACTTCTTCTATAATATAGAACACAATTTACTGGGTCAATCGCTCCCGGTACATCATCACCATTAAAAAGTACACCGCCACCATAAGTTGAACTTTCACCAACATATAAATATCCTGTACCAGCTCCATTTCCATATGCTTCAAACCCAGATATATAACTATCATTAGTTCTTGCTCTTATAACTGAGTTACCTGCTCTTGATGTTGTACCAACATTAATTGTACCATCCGATAAAGTGGTATTAGTATTTAAATTTATAGAACTATTAACAGTTAAAGAATTATTAATAGTAACCAGTCCAGATGTATTAATTTCAAAAAATGAAGTACCAGCATAAGACGTACCATATATTATTTGATAAATTGAACTTTCATTTAATCCTGTGAACCAATAGTTTGAACCTGTGGATATGTTTTGAAAAGCAACACTAACTTCACTTGGGGTAACATTATTATTTTTAATTAGTAAACCTGATTTATTCCAAGTATCTACACCCCCAGTCGCACTATAATCTATAATAAGTTGTTCTCTAATAGTAGTTTTACCATTAATATCAAGAGTCGTTGTGGGAATATCTATATTTATACCAATCTTATCACCTAAATCTGGTCTCATAATCAAACCTGTATTGGATGTATTATTACCAATTCGCATTGCCCCAATTATTAGTAATGATGTATCATAATTATAAATAGCAGCATTTGTTGGGTCGATGGTAAATCTATAATCACTTATACCATAAAAATGGCTTTGACCAAAAACAGTCAATTTACCAGTTATATAAGCCCCAGTTATTCCAATACCCACATTACCCGATGGTGGGGCATACCATATATTACCAGTTGCCCCTGATTTCCAAATATTAGCTACATCGGTCAAGTAATCGGCATAATTAACCCATGTCGTACCACTAAGTTGATACGTTGTCATTCGATTACCATTATCAGACGATGACCTAACAGTAACCAACATACCAGTCTCGGTACGTAATGGGTAAGTTGATACTAAATTATTTCTATCAGTATCATAATCTACAACATGATGTCCACCTTTGATATCACTCGAATTGACAACAGCATATTTATCTGTATCGTCATATGTCTTAATAGTATCAACAACTAATGTTCCTGTATTTTTTGCCATTTATATAATTTTCTTTTTTTAAGTTATCACAACTGTAATACTACCATTAAGTAAGTTGGCACTTCTATAAAAATAATATGAAGCACTATTACCACTACCATTTATATGTGTTATAGTCGAAACAATAGGTACATTTTCAATACCACCAATGGTAAATGTAGCTGTACCCCATGCTACTGGATATATATAATAAAAATATTGATTACTACACACATAAGTTATAGTTTTGACTTTCGTAGTTGATAATTCATAAGATAGTGCATTTATTTGAGCATCGTTCATAGAAGTCAATGTACCAACTCCCCAATATCTTGAATATCTAAAATAAACAATCGCATTTGCTATTGACGTAGCTAATTCCAAATCAGTACAGTGCATAGTATATGTAGTATTAGTAGTTAAACTAAGACTATTTATTGGTATTGTACCTGATGTTGCTGGCGCATAATTTGTTACTGGCGCACCCGTACCAGTAATAGTTACAGACGACATGATTTTATTAGTTGACCAACCAACAACAATTGATGTAACCGTTGAACCTATTTCAACTGCGCCACCAGATGGTGTATTTATGGTCGCTGTAACAACAGGTAATACATACAATAAACCGTCTAATGCTGCATTTACAGTAGTATAAGCTGGGTATGATGGATTATTATAAGTAATTTCAGTAGCAGTTAAATTATTACTATTATCTACCTTACCCCAAGTACCACCACTGGATGGTTCACCAGCGAAAATAGCCCAGTCACCTATTTGCCATTCATTTATCCCATTTAAATTAGTAGTACCAGACACATTAACAATATAATACCACCCATTCGCTGGTACTGTTGTTGGTGGATTACTTGTACTTGCATTCCATGTGCCTTGATATATTACAGCACCAAGTATTGAACTTGGTAAATTGGAAACTTTAATTTTTCCACTGATGGGGTCTATTACTGGAATTTCGGTTATCCCAGTATTAGTTCTTGTCCATAATCTATAATCTTCCATATTAAGAAAGAATTCCCCCTTATATATGTCTGTATCCAACCAACCTAAAGTGTGGTCTTCAATAGCAGGTACAGTCGGTTGTATACCAGTGGTATCGCTTCTTTTTATTAAAATTCTTGCACCTTTTACTAATTTTGTCATTTTATATGTTTTCTTTTTTAAATTTATGTTGCATTTGAATCAATAACATAGTCTGATTCCTCATTAGGGTCTGCTACCAACCATACCAAAAATTCACTACCATCTAATACATTATAATCACCAATATAAAAATCATCAATCCTTTCGGTCTGATTGAAATATTCTGGGTATAATAATTGTTTAGGTATCATTGTTTTTTTATCAACACCAACATCTAAAATTTCAATCGGACGATAAAAAAGATTCACATCATCTTCTATTTTATAAAAACGTAATATAAAATTCTTTGTGTTTGGTAAACTTTCAGATAGTAGTCCAAGTGTGTAGAATTTTATATATTCATTTTCATTCATTATCTCCCCATAATATAGGTATATATTTTTTCTTATAAAGTCATTTTTAGGAATATAATAATCATAAGCTTCGTTCTTATAAACATCATATAATATTTCAGATATAGGATATAATTCTTTTATATTTTTTATTTTTATAACCATCTCACCAGATGGGAATACACCAGTAAAACCATTTGGTTTTTCTAACCAAACTATATTATTTTCTATTTTAAGTATAAGAGTCTTTGTATAAGTAGTCGTACCCGATACTTCAACATATGTATATGGTTTAAAATTCTTCAAATCATTAATATCATTTACATTCAATTGAATTATATTTGAATCTAAATAGAATTGAGAAAATGCAGTTATTTCATCATCATTATAAAAAACCATATCTGGTTTAAAAACTATACTGGTTACACCCGATAAAAATTCATATAATTTATAACGAATATAAGTATTTTGAGTCCAAAACATCCCAGTAGAACCACTATATGTAAATCTTAATCCATCGTAATCAAACTCCTTATTATACTCATACTCAACTGTTTGAAAATTTAATAGAGTTCCACCAGAATTTGAAATATCGTTTACATTAAAGAACTTACTTAAAAAAGAATTTTGTAAAGAAACTATTAAACTACCAACATTTAAATCAGAATATTGTATATTTCGAATAATCCATGTTAAATTGGATTGATTATCTATAATATTTATCACCCATTCTGGTATTAAATCAGATATTGTTAAACCAGATGATGTTATGTTTGTTATAAAAGTATCAAATGAAAGATATGGTCTTTCATCATTTTTAATCTCAATTCGTATATAATCTTCAATTTCAACAGGAACTGTCGGAAATGCACTATTATCTATAATAGTATCATATTTTTTAGAATACGCATCTGGTATTAAAATATTATTAAATGTACCAATTACAAATGGTTCATATGATATAGAACCTATAATAAATATCATATCAAATAATTGTATCTCACTAATAGAAAGAAATGTTCCACCATTATTTGTGGTTACATTAACTCTATAATAAAGATATGGTACAGTGTTATTTATGATAAATTCTCTATAAGTAATTGCTGACCAACCAATTTGAGATATTTGTTCATCCAAATTAATCCAATCAATATTATTATTAGATGCTTGGAATGTCCAGTTTTTAGGACTTCTGTTTGATTGTTCATTACATTCAATACTATATTTCCATATAATAACAGGTGTATTGTAACTAAATTTTATCCACCCAGTTGACGTAAACGCTCTCCAACTTGTACTTGGATTATTATCAAACGCTTTCCAAGTTTCATACCCAGAAGCATAAATACTACTGGATGAACATGAACCAGAAATACTGGTATACGATGTCATAGGTGGTAAACTATCTGTTGTGTGTTTAAGATAATCATCAAATGGGTTATATGTTGATGAAAACTTTATAGAATATTTTTTAGTATATCGTTCTATGTCAAATGTACTTCCTGTACTTAATGTACTTAAAGGCATCACGAAATTATTATACAGCTCGAAATTTTTATGGTTCATAAGTCGTGCAACATCATAATCAGCAAATACTAATTTATGAGTATTCCCTGTATTTGTTGGAATTGTATCGATATCATAACAAGTTCTATGTTTTAAAATATAAGAATGTCGAGCATCAAAAACTTTAGCTTCACCAGATATAGGAAATATATCATCAGCATCTGGTAGTAAAAAATATTGTTTATTTTTATTTACTTCCCCCAGTTTAACATAAGCTTTAAATCTATCCGACTTTTCCCTTGTTGATAAATAATCAGTCAGTATTAAATAATTTTTTTCATTAACTTTATAAATATTATTAGTATATACATTATCTTGGTCTTTTAATAAAACTAAATGATTTTCTTTCAATACAACATCATCTATTGCATGTTGGGGCAAATTTAAGTCAATATTGGAATTAGATGCTACATCAATTTGTATATAATTCTTGATGAATTTATTCATTATTTCATATTCATTATACATATTAAATAATGAATCGGCATCGTCATTTGTTAAAACACCAAAACGATAGACATCTTGAAGATTATCAACATATGTGAAAGAAACACCAGATATACATTTTTGAATTCTAAAATATACGTCAGATAATTCATCAACGTTCCACAACTGTTCTCTATTCACCCTTACAATTTCACCACCTAAAATAGCATCGTAATATTCCACATCATAATTAAATTTCCATAATCCAAGTTCATTACCAATGTATAATAATCTATATTCTCCAGTCACTAAGAAACTCGAAACTACCTCACTTGGTAAATTATTACCATAAGTAACACCCGATATCGAATTAAAAATTCTACCAGCACCAGTTTCAGTATTAAATGACCAAACTCCATTTGTTAAAGATGTGGTATATAATGTTTTATTAATAATATCTTTATAAATTTTTGATACATTATCACTTGGTAATTCTACACTATTTGTTGTGAAAGGTGTTGATGTGCTATAATGTGTTCCTGTGTTATATTGAGTATCTAAAACCCAAAACCCATTATTATCAAATCCAACATATAAAATATTATGAATATCATCGTAAAAAACGGTTCTTGTATTACCAACAGGATATAAGTCACCAGTAGTTGGTGTATATCCAGCACTAAAAGTAACACCTTCATTATTAGTTCTTCTCCATCTCCACACACCTAATGGTGTAGCAACATAAATCAGTTCAGATTCTTTATCGGCTGCTATTTGAAATACCTCGTTTGATATTAGTTTAACACCAAATATAACAGGAGTTGTCACATCTATTAGTTTACCTTGGTCAATAGTGACATCCCATTCCCAAAACCCCAACGTTTCATATCCAAAATAAAATATATCATGATTTAAAGCTGTCCTAAAGTGTAAAATATTACATTTACTATATGCAATACCACTTGGAGGTGAATTTCCATAATCTGGAATATATGTATCATCTATTCTTTTTCCCGTATCTGTTATTAAATTCCATCTCCATATACAAGTACTTGTAGTAGCATAAAGAATCCCATTTAATTCATCAATTGTTACTGCATAAATTATATTTGATGTTAACCCACTACCTTCAGATGGTGTGTATGATGTATCAATAACTGTAAGTCCACTATTTGTTGAAACATCTAAAATACAAATACCACTATTTGTTGCTAAATATATTTTATCCTCTACACGACAAAAATCATTAATAATATTATCTGGTAAAGCAATTTGAATATCTGAACTTCCAGAATTATTATAAATAACCCCAGTTTCTTTAAGATTTAAAACTACTTTCCCAGTATATTTAGGATTCTGTGTCCACTCGTATTTTGGATTCCATATATCTCTCATGAAAAATATAAATATTTTTATAGAACAATTTCTTTTGTATATATTAAAAAATATCTACAAAGAATTGAGATTGTTGCTCTATAAATAAAACAATTTACATTTAGAAATATATAAACATAAAAATAGTTACAATGGATGACCAAAGATTAAAATATCAAAAAGAACGAATGAACAAGTCATTCGATAAACCCAATTTATTGAAAATATTTAATAAGAATAAATTTAAAATATTTTTATTTTTATTTATTTTATCTTTGTTACTGTTTCCAGCTTTCTATGGACATATAGCTGGCACATTTATTAATAAATTAATCACTGCTTTCACAAATCAAATAACTTTTTAAATGAGTCTTGAACAACATCAAATAGAGAAGTATAAATTAGATGAATGGTTTTTTGAAGATTATCAAAATAAGATAATAAAAATAAGATTTACAGATAGAATAGAATCCAAATTTAACGGTGAATATCATAATATTTTTGATGCTGCTATATTATACCACAAAAATACTGGAACTAATCAATATTATATAAACGGCAAACACTATAAAGATAAGGTGGATTGGGAAAAAGATGCTCTTAAATTAGCCCGAAGAAGTAAAATTAGAGATATTTTTAAAGAAGATTAAAATATTTGTTAAAATATTTGTTAATATATTATTTTTTAATAACTTTGTCTGTTTATTATTAATCTAAATCTAAGTAATGAAAGCTGGTATGTTTTCAAAATCCCCTTTGGCATCCACAAATTACAGTCAATTTCAGAAAATAGATGAGATTACATTAAGAAAAAACGGAATAAAATATTCCGACCAGTTAAAGAAAGAACAAAAAAAGTTAAAATCGTTAATCAACACAAAATTTACTTCATCTATTAGTGAAAACATAGTTACTTTGATGAAAGTAACAGAACAATTTGTTTCACATACTGAAGATGATTACAAATTTGTAGATATAAATTCATCTGAATTTCAAAAACTAACATTAAAGGGGAATTTTATACTTATCGGGGGTGTAAAAGAAATGCAAGATTTTTTTAATTCTGTTACAATTTAAAAAATCTTTTAAAAAATTTCTTTTTAATAATAACCGTCTCTTTTTCGTTTATCTGAAAACGATTACTGACATAATACACTCTAAATTGGGCTTCCGATTTATAATCGGTGAAATATAATATAAAATCGGCCTGATTTTTATCTGTCACAAAATACCAGTTACCTTGGCCTATAAATTCAATAGTATCCTTAACTACATATATAGAATAGGTGCTATCACTCTTAAACACACTTTCATATATACAATATTGTGCGCTATCTTTATACTCCGTCCTGTATATTCGCTGAGAATAACTAATAGTAAATAAAAATAAAAATATTATTATTAAATATTTTTTCATTGTTAACCTTTTAATTTACCAATATGTTTTAGGTGTGTATTTTTAACAAAGACGAAATTAACATCTTCAGATATAATATCTTCTAATTCATACTTAAAATCAAATTCGTATAAAGAATAACCATCTTTCAGTTTAACATCCATTGGGTATGATTTTTTATGTAGCCACATATTTTCATAATCATATCCAATTACTAATTTTTCAATCTTTTTATTTCGTTCATCAATAGGTAAGATATCATCTAACATAACTTTCAAACCTAATTCTTGATGTATACCTTCTTTATATCCTCTCATATAATAACAATACCCGTGATATATTTTTAATAAAAAATAATTCAACACCGATTGAATATAAACATCATCTTTCTTGATAATCGAACCATCTTGAATATATAATTTATCATATAATCCGTCTTCTTTTATTAAATCGATTAATTCTTTGAATATCTCTGGGAACGGTATTCGACCTTTACCATCAACATGTCCACCATCAGTCGTGAACCAACCACTTTGTTTTAAATCATCTAATCTATTCTTACTGATTATGATTTTATTAATATATTTTTTTATATCTTTTATTTCCTGAGTTTTTATTTGTTCTTCTTTTTCATCAAAATATATATTTGTATTGCTTATATAAGAAAACGGTTTAATTTTATATTTATGTGATAAAGCATCACCGTCTAATTCCAATTTAAAAACTGATGTCGGAGAACCACCTATATAACCACCCATCATTTTATCTCTGGTTGTTGATATATTTGAGAATGATTTTGAAGATATCTTATTGTTTCTTAATATATAAAAAAGTTTCTCTATGTCAACTATATGATATACAACTCCAACGTTTTTATATTCATTAATATGTGTATTATTCTCTTTAATAAAAAATAAAAAAGTTTTAAGCATTACAATAATTTCTTATTTTATTTGAATCGTGTTTTAATAAACCAACCAACCCGAAATGTTTAGGTTTAATTTCTATCATTTCATCGAATGTAACCCATTTGTAACTTTCGGTTTCCCAATTTAATTCGGGGTCGAATTCTTCATCTAACAACCCAATGAAATTATAATATGTAAACGAATTATTGGAAGTTTTAAAAATGTATGCTGGTATTAATTTAATTTCACTGTCATAACCAGATTCTTCCATGAATTCACGTTTTACCACATCCATAATATCATCTTCGGTCTGACCATATTCTTCATCTATTTTACCACCCCAAACTCCAAAACAATGAGGCTCATTTACATATCCTGAACGAAAAGGTAATAATATTCTTTTAGTTTCAGTGCATATTGGTAATACTCCACCACCCACGTTACCCCAAAAGTTCTCGCCAGAATCATTAGCGAATGATGCGTATGCACCAGAACCAAGATTTTCAAGAAATTGTTTATAATTTTTCATAAATGTTTTAATTTATATTTTTATTAATCGTATCATCATAAAATATTTCTTCTATCAATCCATCAAACTCATAATGTAAATCATAATCAACGGGGTCAAATTCTTCATCATTTTCAGATATAAATTTATAATCAGATTGTTCGGTCTCTTTATCTTTAACTAAGTAACCCTTATAAATCTTATATCTAAAATGAATCTCACCAATATAAACAACTCCAGTTGATTCATTCTCAATTTTTTTCAATAGAAAACAAATTTCATTTGTCGAATCGTAATATTTTTTATTTATTATATTTTCAGAATCAAATATAGATTGTTCGGCTGGTTCTTCATTATTTTTTAATAATTTTTGGACTTCTGGAGATTTAATATCTTCGATATTTTTTAATTGAATTTTTTCTTCAGGTGTTAATGAATCAACACCGTTCTTTGAAATTTTATCTAATAAATCATCCAAAACTTTTGTTTGATAACTTGAATATTCCTCGAAAAGCATTAGAAATTTCATAATATAAATTTATTTTAATATTATATATTAAATTAAATGTTGAGAATATTGAACTTTCAAAATTAAATATATACATAAAAATAGATAAATAACTATGAATGACGATGATTCAATAAAACAAGAGAAAGATAGAATTAGAGATAGTATTGAAATCTTAGAACAGGAAATAACAGAAATAAATATTGACCCAGATAATTTCTTCCCAGATGAAGTGCCTGGTATCGATTTGAATGTAGTACACTTTGATTATAAAGGTGAAGTGGAAAAAATACGTGAAGAATGTCAAGAAACTCTAAATTGTCTTTCAAGTTTATATCTAACCGATGAAATAGTAAATAGAAAAAACGTTAATAATATAATTCAAAATGATGCTCAATCATTGTGTGATTTGAAATTTTCATTATCTATGTCCAAAAGAGCTTTAATTAACTTAATGGAACAAATAGACAGTGGTGTTAATCACCCAGAAATGTATGAGGCAGTTGGTACATTCCAGAAAGAAATCCGAGACAGTATTAAAATGTTATATGATATACAAAAACGAATGAAAGATTTCTACAAAGAATTAAAAGATGAACTTTCAAGTATTAATACTGGTGAAGAAAAAGCACCCGAAATAGAACAATCCGATAAAATAAAAATAATCGACCTTAGACTTATTAATAAAGAATTGGATGAGTATAAAGATTCAACTATGGATAAGAAGAAAAAGAAAAGTTAAATATTTTTAGTAATAATGTATTTATTTCCAGAAAATGATATTTTCCAATCATTTGGTATATAACGTTTATAAAGTTGTAATCGCTGATAATTTTTTTGTAAATTTCCAGTAAAACTAAATACAAATCCCTTAAAAATATCATCAATAGACATATTAACCTTTATCTTGTTGTTTACCTCGGTTATTTTTTCGTTTAAATCATCAATGAATTTTTCACATATCCCAATTATTGTTTCCATTAATTTATATGGGTTTTCATTAACAATTATAGACATATCATAAAAATATTCATTATCTGTTTTAGCTCGAAATCCGACAGAATAATATTTAGAATTGTTAAATTCAGTAATTCTAACTTGATAGTCATGGTTAGCACTTCGGAAATAATAATAGTAATCGTTGAAATCTTTCCTCACAGAATCTATTATATCATAAGATTCGAAGGTTAATATTTTCATATTATTTAGATAGTAATTTTACCAAATCATTTTTAATGATAGCTTTCATAACAGGTGTTAAATTAGATATCACAACATATTCTTTAGAACCATCCACCGTAATATTTTCATTTAAATGCTTTTTAATCGATTCTAATGACTTATAATGTGTGATGACACCTTCTACTAATTCTTTTAAGTTAAAGCCTTCTTTTGGATTATATTTAACAATCTGTAAGGTTGTATCATTTCTTTCCATTAAGAAATACCACAACTTATTATTATCAATTTTAGCAGATTCCAAAAACAAAAATGCATCATGAGCTTTTATAACCTTTTCAAAAACTGCTATTTTATTAACAAATTTGATATTCTTAAATAAATCTTCTAATGTATTATTCACGTTTTCTTTTTTTATAGTTGGTTCTTTTATAATTGGCTTTTTAATCATAGGCTTTACAACATTGAACGCACCTTTCCTTTTAACATTAGGTTCTCGTACCTTTGGTTCTTTCATTTTAGGTTCAAGTACTTTGGGTTCTTTAACAACAGGTTCACTTACACTATGACTTTCTGTTGTTTTTTTAAAATCGTTAAAGTTTTTAATTTTAGCCAAAATATCAATTTGTTTTTTATTATATATTTTATTTTAAAAGTCGTTTTTAATAAAAAAATCAACGAAAAGGTTATTTCCGTTGACTTTTTAAATATTTTCTTTTTTACCTTTTAAATAGCCTGTATACTACCAGTCTCTTGTGCAGGTATTTCCTGTACTGTTTGTTGAGTTTGAGTAGCATTAGGTTGAGTTGTCTGTTGAGCTGCTGGTTGAGCTGCTGGCTGAGTCTGAGCTGCTGGCTGAGTCTGAGCTTGTGTCTGTCCTGATGTTTGAACTTGACCACCCATATCATCAGTAACTTCAACATTACCACCTTCTTCACTAAATATTATGCTACTTGGAAGATTATCAATAAGCATATTATTTTCAACACAATATTTTAATAATCTATAAGCAACATCTGAATCAGACATAAATTCACGCAAATTCCTCTGAGTTTCATCTTTAACCTTCTTAATAAAAGCATTTACTAATGAAACAGGCACTTCAATATCGCTAAGTACATAAGCGTTACCAATCTTTATAACACCTTCGTTCAATTTTGAACCGTGTTTTTTATCTTTGAAATCATTAAATCCAGTTATGTTTTCCATATTAACTTTTTATATTTTTTATTTATATATTAATTTAAAATAATCCTTTTTTATCATTCTAAATTTATCTATATATTAAAATTTATTTTTCCTTCAATATATCATATTTAATAATATGTTTTAATTTCGAAATATATTTATCATCTTTAGCGTATCCAATGCGTTTTAAAAATTTATAATAATCGTCATTATATTTATAATATCTATCTTGCCATATTTTATAATCTTCTATACTTTCAATGTAGTTATTATACACAGCATGACTTTTATATAAACCAATACCTTTTCGACCTTTTTTATTAATAGGTAACTTCATGCCAAACAAATTATGATTGTATCGACATACTTCTGAAGTTAAAAAATTAGTTTCTAATAAAATTTGACCTTTAACTATATCTGGATGTTTTATTTGATAATAATCCACCCAGTAACACACATTCTCCCAATTAAATTTATATAAATTTCTATTAATTTCTAACTGTTTGGTGAATACTTTCACTAATGAATCTCTTTCGATTTTAAGATAATCGATAGAATCATTAGATAATTCAATATCATTTTGAAATAATTGAATAATTTCTGAATTAATATTTTTATTTTTATCACATTCCTTTTTAATATCAAAATAAGCATAACACAAAAAGGCTATTACAGCTATTAATATTATCAATAAAGAATAATAAAAAACTTTAAATTTTTTTATTCTCATATTTAAAACCCAAATAAAGTATATTGACCACCAATGCCAAAATATATAGATGGTTTTATAGTTCCGTTAAAATAAACCGCACCAACACCAAGTTGTGGGCCAAAAGTCCACTTATGTTGTGGTATCAATTTTTTAATAACATCCGATTTTTGTGGGTCAACTAACGAACCTTCGATATTTGTGAATGTTAAATCTGGATAATTAGATTTTATAAATATTCTTAATTTTTTTTCTTCTTCACGAATACCAGTAGTTATATTAAAACCCATATCAAAATTAGACAGTTCTGACCCCTTAGATGTAATTCCGTTAGTTGTAGTGTCAAGAACAAATGCGGTATGGCCTTTTATTACTCTATAATTATAATCATCATAAACTTTTGAAAAGTCCCAATACAAATACGTAACATTTGTTCCATCCACTATAATATTTGCCAAGGAATCTTTTAATGTGTTATTTTCTGCTTTCAATGCAGCATTATCACTTTTCAATTGAGCCAGCATATTAGAAATATAAATAACACGACCTTTTTGTTTTTCTAACTCGGCTGCTAATTCTTTACTAAAATCTTCCAGTGTTTTCTTAGAAGTAATCAAAAGAATTTTTTCCTGTTGAAGTTCACCAACTTTATTTTTAACTGTTATAACAGTGTCTTGTAACGCAGCGATATTATGTTCACTTATAAAAGCATCATTTCTTAACCTTCTATTTGAATTACATTGTGACAACAGTGCTATGAAAAGTAATATTATAATTGAAAAATAAATTAACTTTCCATTTTTTGGATTTTTAAGGAATCCCCATATTTTCTTTAAAATTTCTAACATTTTATTTTTATTATTTTTTATTTAATTTTTATTTTAATATTTAAAGGTTTACCTAAGTTCCTGATGAATTTTTGTTTTTGATATGGTTCAAAAGCTTTATGTAATATTGTAGGTGAACCGCTACCAGTAAATGTACCATTATAAAAAATACCATTATTCCAAATTCCATTAAAAGAACCATTATGGAAAGAACCAGTATACCATTGTGAATTTTGCCAAAAATAACCATTATTAAAATTACCACTATACCAATTTACCGTTTCAGCACCACCCATAACGCCTATATTACCACCAGTAAACACACCATCCCACCATACACCACTTTGGAAATTAGAATTACTCATAAGTCCATTATTCCACTCACCATTCAACCATGTACTATCATTAAAATTACCGAAATAAAAAATACCATTATACCACAAAGTATCTAAATTTATTGTCCCATTATAAAAATAACCATCATACCAATCCGATGCTGACATAGTACCGTTATACCAATTACCAATTACCCAAGTGGAATTGTCAAAGAAACCATTATTCCATGTACCGTTTGACCATAAACTATTACTAAAAATACCATTGTTAAAAGTACCAGTTGTCCAAGTTGCGCCTGTTCCAAAAGTCCCATTATTAAATACACCATCATTCCAAATACCATAAAATGTACCATTATTAAATGTACCTTTTTGCCAAGTACTTGTCGATGAGAATATTCCATCATTAAATATACCATTTACCCACGAAGTAGTATTAAAAAATCCCTTATTAAATGTACCATTAGCCCAAGTACCTAAAAACTGGACACCATTAAAAATACCATTTCGCCATTCACAAGAAGATGTGAAAGTATCACCATTAAATACACCAGTTTCCCATGTTAATGATGATATAGGTGTATTACTTGATTCCCATATACCATCATACCAAATTATAGGGTGAAATTCATAGATAGATATATCAACTGGGTCTAATATACCATAATTCCATAGTGATGTAACACTATTTATATTCGACATCTTATAATACCCATTATTGAATTTAAAATTATTATCAAAATCACATAATTCATAATATCCGTTATAAATTATCGGATAATTAACTGGTGTGCTACTAAAATAACCAGTTAAAACACTATTGTAGAAATATCCATTATAAATAGTCGGCATATTTATTGTTAACGAAGTTTTACCAGAAAAAACACTATAACCATAGGTATCATTATTGTATGTATAATATGATGATACACCGCCATTATTCACTACCGAATTTAAAGATAATGTCATACTTTCATATTTATCACTTAAAACCAAATTATTTATAGAACCTCCCAATACAATTCCCTGAATCCATTTTACATTTTCTAATGAATTATCTATCGCTGTATTCTTTAAAACCACACCATTTAATTCACCGCCAGTGATAGTACTATTAAATATAATAGTTTTTGAAATGAAAAAATTATCTGATGTTATACCGCTAATATCTGGTATTGATGAATATAAACGATTAATAACAATAGAATTAGTATTAATATCGATTTCCTTTACTAAATATCCCTGTAAATATTGTTCACATGATATCTCTCCATAGGATGTTCCACTTCTTGATGTGTAATATGTGTAATTATCTAAATCAGCGTTAGTATCACCCGAATTATAAGATAAAATATAAACCCTATCACCAACCAAAAAATTACTATTAACATTAGTGTATAGTTTTATGAAACTATCCTTGTTATCTATTTTAGGTATTATTTTAACAGCATTTGAGATATTAGAAATCATAATAAACCTTATTATTATTTATTCATATATATAAAAATATGGGTTTGGTATTTTTAGACTTTTATTTTTTAATATATAGTTATAAAGTTTTTCAAACTTTTTTATTGAGGCATTATATAAGTAATAATTAGCTTTTATAGCAAAAAATGCATTTAGGGCAACTTAAAGCATCAAAAAAGAATCACAAGCATTATGAGTGAAAAAGAAAAGAAAGTCAATTTATTCGACATGTCGGATGATGACAGTACAATGAGTTTTTTAGATGAAAAGAAAAGAAACGCAGATGGTATATTTAGACCATCATTAGAAGATGCAGTTGACAAAAAAGAGGGTTACAAAGCAACTATCCGTTTTCTTCCAAATTTCAAAAAAGACGGCACAGTAGGAGCATCAGCAATCGAAAAGCATTTGCATTATGCAAAACTTTTAAACAACCCAGATTTAAAAGGTTACTACGAATGTAAAAAGAATTTAAATTCGGATTGTCCACTTTGTACAACGTACTGGGAATTATATAATTCTAAGAACGCTGCTGATAAAGAGAAAGCGGAATTAATAAAACGTAATACTAAATATTACAGTTATATTTTGGTAATCGAAGATGAAAATAATAAGGAGTTGGAAGGTAAAATTCTTATTTATCCATTCGGTTTCAAAATAAAAGAAAAAATCAATGCTCAGAAAAAAGGCGAACTCGATGGTATAAAAAGCAACGTTTTTGACCTTGCCAATGGTAAAGATTTTCGTCTTATTATAAAGGAAAACAAAACACCACAGGGAGTTTATCCCAATTATGATGCAAGTAGTTTCCTTGAAGCATCACCTATTAAAATTAACGGTAAGAAAGTACCAGTTGAAAAGAATGAATCTGGTAAAATCGTTATTACTAACGAAAAAATTCAAAAGGGTTTACAAGAATTTTTATTAAAGAGAGATGTAGACTTAGATGAATATGAAGCAAAACCTTGGACAGATGAAGAAGTTGATAAGGTTGATAAAATCATTTCGTTAGTTAATGGTTCTGGTATATCTGGTGCAAAGTCATCTATCGGTAAAGCTTCAAAAGAAACATTTAGTGCTACAACTGACGATAATTCAAGTGATGATTTTTCTTTCGATAAAGTAGAAGAAGACAATGATGTTGATAATTTCTTCAATGTTGAAAGTAAATAATTTATACGATATTTACAATATTAAAAACCCACTATTAAGTGGGTTTTTTTATTATAATTTTTCCATTCTTTTTTTCATAGCCTTATTAAACTCTGCTATTATCTTAGTCTGAATAACATTTGGAATTTATATTATCAAAAGGTTTCTTACTAAATATTGGTAATCTCCATTAACCAACACTTCAGCAAAAAGTATCTTTACTTTTATAGTTTTTACTTTTTTTTCATAACAGACATACTATTTTATTTTTGTTAAATTTATAATATTTTCAGAAGAATCTATCATTTGTTGGTAAAGGTAACTTTTATTATCAACACTAAAATATTTGGCAGCCGAGCATGGATAAACAATTTTTATAATATCATCCTTTGTCAGTTCTATTTTCATTCTAAATCGCTCTCTAATTAACAAAAATACTATATAACAAAATAAAAATATAAATAAAATTAAAAATATAGTGATATACCACATACTATGCAGTATATTATACTTTTTAATTATATCATATTTTTCAAAAAAATTTGAGGCTATCGATAACTCAAATGATACATAACAGAAGAAACCAATTATAATTACAAATAAAGTTGATAATAACATCAATGAATATATTAAAAAATTCGAGGTTTTCATCATTTTATTGTTTTAAATCTTTTATGAAATTTATCCATTGAAAACCATTGTTTACAATCGACACCTTGGTCTGTTTTGTGTTTAATAAAAACTTCAATACTATTAACTGTTTTATTAGTTATTTCGCATAAAGTATTATCAATATCTTTAATTTTTTCTCCAATTACAAATGAATCTATATCCATCGCAAAAAAAGACATTCTTTCTTTTATATAATCGGCTTGTTTTTCCATTTATCTATATTCAAATACTTTACCACCTCTTTTATAATCCACGTATGTGTCCCCATCTCTGAATCGAATTTCCCCAATATTAAAAGTATCGACTTCAAATTCATCACATTTAGGGCGTATTAGAACAATTCTGGAATATTTATTGATAAGGTCAACTTTAACCGCCTTATTCATTTTCTGTACATGAGTATAAATTTCACCATCTTTAAGAGATTTAATGGTATAAAGTTCTTTTTCACAATCTATCACCAGCATAGAACATTTAAAATGTGGCTCATAACTTTCTATTTTTTCTTTAGAAAGGTCGGAATAAATTTTATTATCTGGGTTTTCTCCATGAAAATACAAGGCAACTATCAATAAAAGAAATAAAAACATACCCAATGAATTCTTTAGGAGATTAAAACCAGTCTTTATTATCTGACCTAATAGTTCAATACCACCCTTGATATTACTCATGATGACGAGAACTAATACTGTTATTATTATCCATTTTATCATATCCGTATATTTTAATTTATTAAACAAATATACAATCACATATCGAGGAAAAAAAATCGCAGACTTACATTTTAATATTTAAAAATTTTATATATATTACAAAATAAAAATATCAATTAATATTTTCATGATACCATCATATAATCTTTTTATAACCAAGATATTAGAAAAAAGCTCATTAACTGCTCTGGGTGTTCCCAAAGAGGTAATGCAAAATATTCAGAGAGATTATGCACTACAACCAAATGTAGAATGGATAGAATATACATCAAAAAAGGATATTAAGGCTGAATTAATTAAAAATAAAAATATTTTTTTTGTACAGATTGGCGATGATTCAATAAAAGTATATTGTTCAGTGATTGAAAATAAAAGAAAATTTTATATCATAGACAGATATATTAAATTCACTGGAGAATGGGGAGACCATTGGGAAAAAGATGACAGGGAAGGTATCACACTAACTCAATTATTAATTGATATAGAAAGTGAACCTAAATATAAAAATTATAAATTAAAATATGATAATTTTTCTGTTGTTAAAAGCGATGTTAGAGGTATAGAAAAAGCTCAGAAAGAATTTGATGATTTTAATAATAATTTTAGAAAGAATTTAATTGATTATTTTACTAAAGTTCTAAAAAATTCACATTCTCAATTCGCCCAAAGAATAGAAAAAACCATTATTGATAATTTAGCCAAAGTGAGAAAAGATTTGACACCCGATGAGATAAAGCAAGTATTATACCAGAATGTTGATTTGGCTACAAAATCTAAAACTCACAAACAAAAGGCCGAAGATATACCAAAATATAAACTGGATAATGAAGATATTCAACATAATTCTTTAACGTTATTCAACGAATATTTATTACAATTTGAAACCGATTACTCAGAAAAATATGGTGAATATTTTACTATAAAAAGTTTGATAGAACAATATTCTCAAAATAAAATAATAACTGCTTTTATTTATTATTTATACACTGGTAAACTTATGGATTTAAACAGTTTTACTCCCATCGAATCTTTAGACGATTTATATAATTTCTAAAACAAAAACAGTTTTTTAGAATATAACATTAAAACATCGTATTATGACACCCCCTAAAATAATATGGAGATATCACTATTTAGAAAAATGTAATATAGTAACGCCAGATGATATTATTAATATAAAGCCTGATGAACACAATCGATGGGTAATAAAGGGGTATGTTAAAATGAAAACTAAAGCCATGCCTGATTATGAAATGTTTGGTAAAAAAATACTCATACCAATGGTTGTTATTCAACAAAAAGGGTGCGCTGGTTCAACCGTACCTTCAATTGTGGATAACTTTTGCGCTCATTTCCCATACATAAGAGATGCTAATATCGGTTTCAATGAATCATACATTTATGGTAAAACACCAAACGAAGTGATGATAAAAGTTCAAGAATCATTTGAATGTACTTATAATTGTTTTTTAAATTTTGTTTAATATGGTAGAGGAAAAAATAGATTTTATAAAAGTAGTAAATTATATATTCAGAGAAAAAGACAAATATCTTGGTCTGAGTGATATAGATAAAGAAAATACTTTTTTTATTATAAATAGGAAATTTGCAGCTAAATTTCCAACGGAAGCTAATTTTTTCAACACTAAACTTGGAAATAGAGCCTCTGCCTTAGATATTTGGTTTAAAATATTTAAGAAAACATTTGATACCCCTTGGTGGTATTGGACTAAAGTTGAAAAGAAAGAGAGTAAAAAATTTCCAAAAGGCGATATAGATTTGTTTATAAAATACAACCCAGCCATTAACCCAAGATATTTAGAATTTATCATGGAATTCTACGAAGAAGATATGAAGGAAGAAATTAAAAAATTAAAAAAGTATGAAACAAGATAATACCTTTTCTTCTTTAGTTGTATTTTGGGAATCTGAATTAGAAAGTAATATTAAAAACATTCAAGAATTAAAAAGTATGCCAGCATACTATGATTATATAAGTTTTGATATATTAGATTGTGTATCTCGTTTAAAAATAATATTAGAACAAATTGATTTTTTTAGACACCCAAATTTTGAAGAACATGATTTTTCAACAATAGATTCTATAATCGAAGCTCACAAAGATTTCTTAAAAGAGAACAATATTATTTAATATATACTATTGTGGGGAAACTCATATATTTCTACTAAATTATAAGTACACAAAAAATTTTTAGTTTTAATGAATAAGAATAATAGAATTCTCATTCTTAATCAAGAGGATGTTATTGGTTCATCAATTTATCATAAGCTTGTATTTAATAAATTTAATGTCATCGATTCATCTGATTTAAATTATAAGAATGATAATGAATTGAAGGAATTTATATTTGCAACAAAACCAGATTATTGTTTTATTACTACATTTGATAAAGAGTATGAACAAAAAATAATAAATCTCCTTATAAATATTAAATGTAAAAAAATAATAAATTATTTAAATATAAATGATTACGATAATTACACTAAATTACAACAACAGTCTTTGATTACTATATTGATAGATGAAGTATATGGTGATAATGATGATTATAATTTTGAAACATGTAGTATATTTGCCACCATATTAAGACAAATTCATGAATCTAATATTTATAATAATCCAATAATTTATTTACAAATAGAAAATAATCGTAAAAGAAACTTCATACATGGTGACGATTTAGCAAACGCCACCATTAATATTATAGACAATTTTAATACGAATCAAATAGTAGATTTAAGAACTGGTTCTAATTTAAACCTGAAGTGTTTAGCGGATTTAATAAAAGAATGTTTAAATTATACTGGGGAATTAATTTTCTGGGATGAAAATAAATACCAGTATAGGAATTCAAAATATAACAGAACGGTCAAAAAACTTGACTGGATGCCAAAGGTTACAATAAAACAGGGAATCAGAAAAACTCATTCTAAATTAATAGATACAAATAAATATTTTATAGTTTCTTCGATTTTTTAACGCCAGTTGGGTCTACTACATTCTTTAATTTTCGATTCAATATCAATTTTCGTACTATCATCATTTACATATTCTAAATATTTATTATAAAAGAATTCCATTGGATATTTAGCATTTATATCACAATATATATCACCTAAATACATAAAAACAATAGGCGGTGTTTCTTGTTCATAAACCGAATTCAAGTAGTTAGAATTTATACATTCAGCAGCATATAAAAAATAATATAATGATGAGCTATATAAACTCCTTTTATAAAGGGTTAAACCCATCCTATAATTGAAATTATAATTGTATGGGTCATAATCAAATAGTTTAGAATACATCTTGTAGGCTTTTTTATAATTACCAGCATAATAATTCTGATTAGCTTCGGCATAATAATAAACATACAAATTAAGGTCTAATTCTGATTTTTTAACTCGTTCTTTGTCAATAATGATAACACCCAAAGAATCAGGTGGTAAAGTATCTAATAATAATTGAGAAAAAGTATTACTACTGATAAAAAATAGTAATAGTAAAAAACAAATTTTTTTCATTGATTGGATTTATTTTTTTATATTACTATATATTTATTTTTTTAAAGGGTATTTTTTTAAGTAAGAGTTTAATGTTGCTTTAGTTACGTTTTTACTGAATTCTAATTTAACAATCTTATCTGTTTTTTTATTTTCTATAAGCTGTATTTCTGCTGTACTTATAAACCCCAAACAGTCGTCACATAAAAATACTATAAATTGATATTTCATAGTATTTGTATCTTTTTTAAAGTTAAATATATCCGATTCTACATCTAAAAAAATTATTTTTACAACATTCAAATGTAATATGTTCCATTCGCTTTTTACATTTAATATTATTGTTTTAAGACCAAATTCACTTTTATTTTTTTCATTTATCATTATTAAATCAACACCGAATTTTTTATGATTTAAAGTAGAATCTTTACAAATCATACCTTTCACTAAACCAGCATTTAGTAATTTACAGATAGAATTATCATCATTTGGAACAAGTGTAGTACTTTCAGCACGGTCTAATAATTTAATGAAATTACCCTCTGAATATATTTTATCAGCATGAACATATATATGATTTAAATAATCAATATTGCGTTCTTCATTATTATAAATAATTTTATTCGGATAATATTTACATATTATCTTAAAAAGATATTTATCACTTAATATACTATCAAGAATTTTTAGTCTTTTATTAGAATTATCATTAACAAGCATTTTAACAATACTTTTCAAACGGTCATTCGAACCTTTATAACCCAGTAAACTCTTTAATAGTAAATATCGATTTAAAGTGAAATAATTTATATAAGTAAAAATATCTTTCGTTTTGAATATTCTCCTGAAGTTATATCTTGTTGCATGTAGAATTTTATACCCATCGTTGAAGAACATTATGTTCGGGTCTTTTAAAAAAACATATATATCTTTTAACTTTTTATCATTATAATCAATAATACCCATTAATAATTTATCTTTTTATACTTATAATAAATAAACTATTATTTGTTTGATAATTGTTACTTAAAATATATGTTTGTGTTGACAAATTGAAAAACAACACCAGCCTGTTCAACATCATTCTTTATCTGGATGTTATCATCATAGTGTTGCAGAGCTTTTATAGTTTTTAAGATATATGATTTTTTAACTCTATCTCCATCGGTTGTGAACACCTCTTGAATTTTCACATTGTTTTGGTGTAAAAATCTCCAAATACTACTTATTTCATAATTTTGTCGTGATGTTATGATAACAATAGAATGGTTTTTTGATAATTCGTTTATTTTGTTAATCATCTCCAGATTAGGTTCGAAATTATCATAATCATTATAATTTTTTGGGTGTATAGTACCCCGTATTATTGATTTATGTAATACACCATCAAAGTCAAAACTAATAGGTTTTTTAAATATAGGTTCATATAAATTGGGCAATCTTTTATCTAATATCTTATCAGCTTCTAATTCTGATATAGAAGAAAGATTCATATCAAAATCAACATTAAATGCATTACCAATTCTGATTAATTTATCAAATAATAACTTTTCATTTTCAGGTTGTTGTATTATTACGTCCAGCTTAATAAATTCCCTTATTTCATCTAAATGTTTTATTATATATGGATACAGCCCAGATATCTCTTTTATCTTATCATACACCCTATAATATAAAATTTTATTAGTTGGGGTTTCTATCTCATAAGAATCATAAGGTTTGAATGTGAATAAGTTATAATTAGTATGATATTCTTCAAATGTTTTCATAGTACTGGTTTAAAATTATCTACAAATTTTATAGGTAAATGTGTTTTTAAATTATATATTTTATTTTTATATTCATTATAAATTTTATCTATTGCATTCTTATCATTTAAATATATATTTTCATCTGGGTGATGAGTGTTTATAATACCATACTTCCTATCATTTAATTCTTCTTCATATGGGGCATCTTTTAATATTTCAATATCAATTAATGAGGACACAATATTTATACCATCCAGATTATATTTTTGTGTAAAAACTCTTTCTTCCCGTTCTGTTTCATCTTTATATATTTGGTCAGAATATGGTTTTATTTTATAATTGTTTTTTAATTTATTATAATCAACAGCGATTCTACAACTTCTTTTATCTACACGTAATTCTTTAGATTTCATATCAAAATTACGACTAAAAGACATGTAATTAGAATATGTATTATGAAGAAATATCCCTTCATTTGGTTTATAAGAACGAAGTATTTTATATAAATTATAAATACTGGTGAAATGATAAATAGGTGTTACAATTAGATTAGTATTGATTCTCTCATTTAAAAAATCAAAATATAATTTAATCATGATTAATTGTTGTTAGTTTTTCTTTCACTAACTCCCTTAAAAATAATATTAACTGGCCCAAGTCCGTTCTCCATAGGGGTTTCATTATAATATAGACCATTTCTATCTATCCAACCACCTCTTATAATTGGAAGTTCATCCTTCCCTATTACAATATCACCCATAGAAGAATCTAATCCCAATACTATTTTTTTATCATATTTTTTTAATTGATACATGACATTATTTTTAGTGAAAGAAGCTTTTTCTAATTCTTTGGGAGCTGTATTATAAGTCTTTTGTCCGTCTTTATGATAACTTTCATTTTTTTCAGAAATAAAATAAATATCAATAGAATCTATATTATTAGAAAATTTTAAAGTTTTAATAATGTCGGCTTTAATAACTCTGTCGAACCTTTGATTATTAATAAAATAATTGGACATTTTCTCAATTATTTCTTCTCTCACATTTTCTTCAACAGTATCACTGTATCTTCTGACAAAAATGTTTGCTATATATCTTGTTATTGTTGGTTGTATTATTTCAACATCACTTGTCAACATTAATATACCCATTTTTTTAAGATACTTCATAACTTTATTCTGTTCATCATTATCCAAATAAAATATACTTAAAGGTGCATTGAAATAATTAACATCACTCGTAAAGAAACGGGTAATATCTGGGACTAAATATAAAAACATTTTATCATCATTCGATATATTTAGATTTTCAAGATATGTTATTTTATTTAAAATATCTGCTCTTTTAACATTATTTATAATATTATCATTGATATCATTTTTTAATTCATTTATAATTTTATTTTTATTAAATTCATCATAATCATTTAATAAATTATAAGCATTTACCTTTGAAAACATATTCAAACGTTTTAAATGATATATAAACTGATTTGGCGTAGCTAACACAAAATTTCTTGAAACATATGGTAATATATTTTTGGTAAATAACGTACTTTCACCATTAGATGAAAAACTTATTTCTCTGTCTATTGTAATATCGAAATAATCTTCTACTGATATAACATCACCAACAGATGATGAAACCTCATCTACGAATTTAAAATCGTTTAATGTTAAATTTGTTATGTTACCATCTGTACCATCAGTTAATAAAAATTTAATTTCTATTCGAGAACCTTGGGATGGTATGAATCCAAAATCATTTGTACCAAAATATACGTCAACACCACCATTCATTCCAGTTTTAACAAAACACTCATATGCAGTTGGAAGTAAATCATATAAATCATCTTTTAATGTAACTTGATAATCATTATATGTCACATACACTTCAAAATTATCAATTTTTTTAAGATTTGATACTTCAATACTAAAAGACTGGTGTGGTAAACCATTACCAGTAAATCGTTTAACTTCGTATTTTCCCTGAATTAGATTTAAATAAATTTCTTTTGAACTACCAAAATTGTAAGAACTAAATTCATCATTAGACAATATTGTATAATTTAAACCATTTGTATTATTTTTAATAACGGTTTCGTTTGGTATCACAATGCTGGTAGTCCCAACATCCTCTAATAAATTAACTCCAGATTTTATTCTCAGTTTTAAAACACCTGTTGCTGAAACCGCCCTACTTGCATTATGACCACTTATTCTTGCTATACTTCTAATAGCCTTTTCATTGAATGTGTTCTCAATATCTATTTGATTGACAGAGTTTTTCAAATGTAACATGGTATGTTGAAAAAATTCTTCCTGAACATTGACAATTTGACCATGTGGTGAAGCATTTGTAAAATTTAAATCGCTTTTATTATATACACCACGTAACCAGTTTCTAATCTGGTCAGAAAGCTTTTGTGCTTCTAATTCTATAAAATTGAAAAAGGCCATTCATTTATTAATTATTTTTTATATTTTCTTTAATATAAATCCCGGTTTCATTTACGAAATCGTTTAAATTTTGTATAGTTGAATCCTTTATAATATCATTACACTTAAATTTCAAACTATATTCTGTTTTGCTTATTTTAATAAGTAAAATTTCAATAATATCCTTATTATTGAGATTTAAAACAAAGGTGAAAAAAAGGTTTTCACAAGGCATTACTTTTATTTTTGGTTCATATTTGAAACTATATACATTATACTCACTCAATTCATTATCTTTAAACCACTTATCAATCAACGTGCCCGGCGCAGTCATAATATCCGATAATAATTTTAAATCGTTTCCGAACAATCTGGTTAAAAAAACTTTTTTTAATTTAGATTCCAATTCATCTAAATCCTTAAAATTGACTCGCCTGTAATCACAATTTATATCATATAAATATGTAAAATGATTATTCAATAAATTCACTTTCTGGTCATCAACAACAAATAATAATTTACTATAAATTATATTTGATTTATTATAAAATAAATTATGAATAAATATGACAACTTTAAAACCTTTTCCATCATCAGTTTTCTCATACACTGTTTCGACTGACGTTACTTTAGATTCATCGAACAATTCTTTTATAATTTTTTGTATGTTCTCTAAAGATATATTCATTTTAAATTATTTCTTTTTCAATTAGATATCTATCTAATATTGACGATGTGTCAACACCAGTAATAGCATCAATATCAGTTATTCTTAATATTGAAATTTTAAAACCTTTATATAAACTTATTCTTGGTATACCAGTTAATGTGATGCCATTAGTATTTAAATTTATAATAATATAAGGTTGTTTAGAATCAATAACTTGGTATAAACCACTATAATCCATTATACTCGTTCCACTATAAAAGAAAAAGTTACTTATATACACATATTCACCTACTTCATAAAAATTACTCGATGCTGTATATAAAACAGTTTGGTCATATGTAACACCAGTTGGTAATACTAATTCAGCATATTGGTGAACAGAAGCGGTTGAATAATACGTTCTATTATATGTAACGGCTGAATTTGTCTGATTATATGTTTTCAAATCAATTGGCATATCGATATCTGTTATCAAGTCTGTTTCAATAATACCATCAACCCCGTTGTCATAATTCATCGAAACGGTAAGTTTCTTACTATATAAAGCCTTTTTAGGCGTAATTAAAATATCTAATACCTGTTTATATTTTAAATCGTTATTCAATACCACTTTTAACGGTAAATCAACACCGTTTAAATCATCATTTATTATGTATAATAATTTTTTATTGTGAGTCGGTACAATTATATTATAACTATTAGCGGTGGTAGCACTATTAGTCACATTATAAAGATAAATGGTTGAAGTTGAAACGGTTTCAATATCTTTAAATTCTAAATCAATAACATTAACACTCACTGCTGGGTAGATACCAGTATAATCCACTTCTATTTCCGCAGTTTCTGAATTTACAAGTTGATTTGTCTGATACAATTGTAATAATTCTTCCAGATTAGCTAAACGTAATTTAATATAATCCAAATCAGTTTGAGAATAAACCAAACTTCTTATATCATTTAATTCACTATTTATTCTAACAAATTGATTCGATATATTTATAAAATTCTCTTGAAGTTTACCAAGAGTGCTTATTACATTATTATATAACTCAAATCCAAACAAATTATGAATTGCGGTTGGGTCGAAATTTGGTGACACCATATCATTATCAACTTCAAATGTTAGGTTTAAATCAAAATTATAAGATAAACCATCTTGTTCACCATTAGAAACATATTTTTTATATGGTGTAATTAATGTGTTTTCTACGTCACTGTCATCATCATCATTTTCTGGGTTATTTAAAAATGATATACCATAAAGATTAGAAGTTATATTACCAGCACCATCGTCAACCGTATAATACCACAATATAGCATTAAACATAAAATCGTTTGGTGCTTCACCATTTAATGGCATAGCATTAAATTCATCAAAGTTTTTCGAAATATAATCTGGTAGATTCATTTTCAAATAATGATTTGTTGTAAAATCTAAAACTAAACCATCTATATTAGTAGAATCGAAATCATCTAACTTTTCAAAATATTCTTCAGCATCTAACCCGACATTATTTGTCAGTTTTACACCATAATAATCACCAGATAATCTTAAAACATCACCATTACTTGTAACATAATTTTTATCTGTTGTATCGAATTGTCCATAGAAAGAACCAGCATAATTCCCTGGGTTTGTTCTGATGGGTGAATTTAAATTTTCTGCACCTAAAATCTCACTTTGTATATCACTCGGTAAAATTGGATATTCCATCGTTGGTCTGTAATTATTATCACTATCGATATCAAATAAAATAGTTGGTGTTTGTCCAGCTTGATGGGGTATGAACGCTGTTATTTCAGTGAAATTACTTTTTGAATTTTGTACTTTAGACATTGCATTTATTTCACCAATATATTGAATAACTTTATTATAATTTAAGTATAATACTAAATTAGATGGTGTATAACTTGTTGTAATAGATGGTTCTTCCATTATTAATGTTGTATTTCCAGTCCCAACTGTTAAAGAAATTATTTCATATGTAATACCCGTAGAGACTTGTCCACCAGTATCACCAGAAAACACCACCATATCACCTGTTCTAAATTTACATTGTTCATTTACAATTATCTGAAATTGACCAGAACCAATATATTCAATAAATGGAACTGAATAAGGAACAACATCTCTTTCTTTCCATAAATATTTTCTAAAATAATCACTATTTGATACAGTATCTTCGTTCGCATTTTTATAATCGGTCAGATTTTTATCCCAATCTGTTTTGTGTAAAGCTGGTTCTAAATCAATAACACCAGTTTTCCTTAACCACTTCCAAAATATTTTTTCTACGACAGTCCTTGGTTCACCAACATTATAAAAGTCAGTATTTGAGTTTATCTTTGCTTGTCTGATATTAACATCATGATTGGCTACATAATTTCTTAATGATTCTATCAACTGGTCAGAAAATTTTGACGGTGTATTAGGGTCAACTGTATAGAAAGATTCTCTAAAATCTAAAACATTATTAATTAAATCTTGTTTTGGTAAGTTTAATAATACAAACTTTGTAAAATCTACCTTATAATCAGCATTTTGAAAGGATATATTTATATCTTCAGAAGCCGAAGGGAAAGCATAAAAACTTATACCCTTATTTTTCATGCTCTTATACAATGGTGTAGCCATAAATATTAATTAAATTTTTAGTTATATATAAAATTTTTAGAATCCATAAGAAAACAAAAAGGTGTATCCAGATAAACTGAATACACCCTTTATATATTAAAATGAATTTTTACTTATTTGAAAAATATCTCATCTAATTTCCGTTTTCGGATAGATGTTTTTCTTGTTAGTTGTAATGTAGCATTTAATAATTTCAATTCTTCTTTAAATACTCTTGTTTTTAATAATGTTCTATTTTCAGACATTTTATATTTTTCTACTCGTAGACGATATTTCAAAGATAAAAGATCTTTTATGTAAATATCTGGGATACCAACTTTATTTGCACACCCCATAATATATCTTGAAATGAATCCCCTTTTTTCAGATAAGGTAAAATTTTGAAATATTTTTAATTTTCTTTCTGTTAATGGATAATAACCAATCAATTCACCGATAAGTTTACGAGAACCATTAGAAAAACATTTTATAAATAAATTAGCGTTATTATGAATAGCTATATTTTTTTCTGGTTTAGTATAGTTATCCTTAATAATATCTATCTTAAAATCATTCATTTTTAACTATTATTTATTTATATCGAAAATTTCTTCTAATTTCTTTTTTCTTTTATTTTCACGAGATGTATTATAATAAATAGAATCGGTCATCACTCCTATTTTTTCTTCAAATGATTTCACTAAATTACTTTTTTCTAACATTGTTTCAACATCATCTATCATATCATTTAATGAACTTTTTTTTATTTTTTCAATTAATAAAGTATTATTATCAAGGTTTTCGTTTTTATAGGATTTTTGAATTGAATCATATTTATTTTTTGTTGAAATTAAATCTTCAATTAAAGGTTTCGGTACATTTACATGATAAGCACATTTTAACAGGTGTTTAAATAAAAAACCAGCTTTTTTATTAGGGTCTAACTTAGTATATTGAGTTTTCTTTTTTTCGCTCAACGGACAATATGTTAATAATATGGAATAATATACTACGACTTTACTTGGAAGATTAACAGGCACTAAGAATGCTTTATTATTAATAGCATTACTATAAAAATCTAAACCACTCCTAATAGGTATCATAATAAATATTTTTAATAAAGAAGGTAAGATTTAAATGTCCGAGTATGTCTCTCATAAATCTATTTATCATATATAATATGTTGATAGTTTTAGATGTTATCTCATCAAACAATTTAGAGTTTTATTCACAGTTTAGACATTTAAACTTACCTTACAAATACAAAAATAACGATAATATTCGAATTATTTTATTCAATACTATTATTTTTTCTGAAATAAGTTGATTTATTTGAGGCCACAAAACAAATAACACTTTTACCATCTTGGTCACCATCTTTTTCATTTAAAATATGAACTAAAGAATTATTTTTAATGACCAGTGGGATACCAGAATCAGTATATTCAACTATACCATGTTTTTTAGATTCATCATCAGATAAATATTTACCTTTGGTTACTCCACATTGACAAGTTTTAAGTGTATATCCCAAATTAAAAACATCATTACATTTTGAACACATCAATAATTTCATAAGAGTTTTTATTTTTATATATTATTTATTTCAATAATTTAAAAAAGTCTTCAATATTTAGTGTTACATATGTTTTACTTCTATTTCTTCGGAATATTAAAAGTGGGTCGGTGTTCGGGTGACAATTCTTCTCGGACTGTTCCAGCCATGCCCATATTTTAGCTGTTTCTTGGTTTTTGGCTTCTATTGAATAGGGGAACAATTTTTTAGCTGCGGTTGATAACTGAACATCAACACCATTTTCACTACCAATATTCGATTTAACATCATCTGTTGTCAATTGAGGATAATAGTCAAGAATAAGTTTAACTATTTCATTCTGTAACCTTTTACCTTTATTCTTACAACTTTTACTTTTTATTGGCATGTTAAATATCTATGTGTTTCCAAATGTGGTTATGAATTATTTTCCATACATGTTTCGGTGTTATATTATAAATATTAGCTATTTCACGCTGTTTAATATTTAAATGTTTCCACATTTTTCTTATTTCTATAACATCATTTTCAGTGATTATATGATTACATTTTTCTTCACCTTTCAATGGTATTAATAACCCAGTTCTCAATGCATGTCTAATATTATAAGAAGCGTCACACCATTCTAAATTAGTATAGATATTATCCTTTTTATTGCCGTTTTTATGATTAACTTGAATAAAATTATCAACATTTTCTATAAAATGCTTTGCAACTAATTTATGGATATATTTTGTATATTGTTTGTTAGAATGACATAAAGTAACCATAATATAACCATCTTTGTCTATACCACCCTTTAATATATTTTCTTTTATTAATTTAGTTTTTCCGTCTTTTTGAATTATTAATCTTTCTAAACTTTTAACTCTACCATAATTACTTATTTGATATACACCTTCAAAATCTTGTATATCCAACCATATTTCAATATTTTTCCCCATTTAACTTTTAACTTTTTAAAAATCAGATTGTCCACCCCAGTGACATACGAGATATGAAGGTGTTTTTTCCAATTTTCTGAATTGAAATCCTTTACCAGCGAGACTCAACATAAAGAACCAATCATGGCCGTATCCAGCTTTCCAAGTGGGTTTAATGGTCATATCTTTATATCTATCCGTATAAAAATTTCTATGGGCAAAAGAACTTGTACCAATAGAACCCCATCTTGGTTCAACATCTCTGGTGAATAATTTTTTAAAATCAGTACTCATAACCAAATAATCATTATAATAAACCATATCTGTATCCTGTGGAAATTGGTTTACAATTGTTTCTATGTGGGTTTTTCCCAAAACATCATCAGCATCCAAGTAACAAATAATATCACCTGTGGCAGCTTGTAAACCTTCCTGACGAAGCCCACCATATGTAGGATATTTATTTGCTCTTATGAGTTTTATATTATTATCGTTTGCGAAGTGTTGGTCATATAAAGTATTTGTAATCTGGCAACCATCACTAATTATAATTAATTCACAATCTGTATATGTTTGTTTTTTAAATGAATTAACAGCACGTAAAAATTTTTTATCAGAATTTTTTGCACATCCTTGATAAAATTGTAAATAAGAAGCCATTATCACCGATACTTTCATATATATTTCTTTATTTTTTCACTCGTATTAACACATACGATTTTTTTAGAATAAAATTTCATTATTATAATTTTTATATATAATAAAAAATAGGTTCTCTACTATGAAATACTTAAAAACATTTGAATATCTTATGAATGATAAATTATATAGAATTGAGGTTTATGACAAAAATGAACCAATTAATACTATTACAACTACCACTGTAACTGGAAAAAATGATAAATATTCAGTAGAAACAGATTTTAAAAAATCTCATGAATTTCTAAGAATTAAGAAAGACAATCCTAATATTGATTTAGAAATAAGAATATCCGACTTACAGGATTCTTTTATGAATATGTTAAACAAAAAAAAGGTTGAAAAATTTGAAAAATATAATCCTACAACAAGTTTATATAGGATTATTATTCGAGATTTAAATAGGAAAACTGCACCAGATAAGGGGGTTATATTATCTATGAAAACAAGAAGTGAATTATCTAAAGACGATGTTGAAAAGGAATTTTTAAATTCAAAAACATTTTTAGATATAAAAAAGAAAAACCCTAATGTGGATTTTCACGTAAAAGTTGATAAAATAGATGATTATGATGCCGTTAAAGATTTAGAATTGATAAAAATTTATTAAAATAGTCATGGAAGAAAGAATTTATAAAATATTATATGTAGAAGACGACCTAAATGTAATCACAATGGTCAAAGCTATGTTAGTGGATAAAAAATTTGAAGTTGATATTGCTATGAATGGCTCTGAAGCTGTCACAAAAGCTTTTAGAAATCATTATGATATAATCTTAACTGATATTATGATGCCTGTTATGAATGGGTTAGAAGCAGCCAACACTATTAAAAATATGACACCGAATGTACCCATTTTAGCTGTTACCTCTTATGATATTGTTGATTTATCAAAAGATAAACAGATAGATGGTGTATTGAGAAAACCCGTCCGAAAAGAAGAATTAAAATATAAAATCATTGAGATGATTCATGATTTTGAGAATAAAAAAGAGAATAAAAAATAAAAAGAGAGCTAATTCAGCTCTCTTTTTATTTTTATAATTATAATTTTTTTCCTTTTTTCAACTCAAAAATATATTCAATTTTAGCTTTTCGTTCTTTACGAAGATTCTCTCTACGTATAGCCTCATTTTCAGCTTCGGTTCTAAAATTAATTTGACTATAACTCGCACAACCCATCTATTTATCTTTTAGAAGATTTTTTTTCTTTATATCAAATATTTCTTCAATTTTATTTTTACGTTCTTTACGAAGTTCTTCTCTCTTGATTCTTTCCATACTATTCAAATCAATTTCAGAATCACCCCAAGACGTTGTAGAACCAGCCATACACATTTTAAACTAATTCTTTTTTATCAAAAATTGTTTCTAATTTTTGTTTGCGTTCAGCTCTTAATTTTTCTTCATCTGAAAAAACAACTTGTTTTTTATATTCTTTACGTTCAATCAACAATTTAGACATGACTTTATTGAAATTTTCTATGACATCTGGATTAGAAAATTCAAAATTAGAAAAATCTTTTATCTTATCCATATAATCAGAATATATAAATGTATCAAAATACATAGAATCAAATATTTTTGAAATGTCTTTATCTTCCATACTTAAACATTATTTAAATAGTTATTAACATGGTACATAATAGAATTAACTTCTACTACTTCTTTGTAATGAATCCTAACATCGCCCCAAGAATTATTATTTAACTCTATCTTGTCCTTGGGCATTTCACCCAAAACCTTTTTAAGGTCTTTTAATTTTATAGTAGTTTTATTAGCCATTACTTTTTATCATGTAATTCTTCGGTCAACAATCCAGCATAATTTTTGGGTTTGATTAAAATCCAACCATCACAGTGAATATTTTCTAATTTTTCATGATTTTCATATAATTCATTCTTTTTAATGTAAATGCTGCTAATTAAATGTGACACAGATGTTGTCATATCAGAATACAGCTTAGATGATTGTAATTCAGGATAATTTTGTAATAAAGCAATTAATTCTTTTGGTTGGTTATCTGCAATTTTCGAAAACAAATCTTTCTCTAAAGTCGGAAATCCATCAGATATACATTTATTATAATACTCACTTAATTCTTTATATTTTGCTTCACTTAATACAATTTCTTTTTTTATTTTATTTATTTTATTGTATATTTTTTTATATGCTCTATGCCAATCAAGATTATAAAACACCATCACAATAAGAAAAACAAAAAATGCGACAACGAATATTATTTGCAGAATTAAAAAGAATGTGGCAAACTCATCCGAAGTTGTAAAAGTTTTTAATATAGTGGATGCGGTAAATAACACACTACAAAGCAATAAAGAAATTATAAAATACATGGTTTTAAGTTTTAAGTTTTAACTGATTAATATTTTTAGACTCCAAATTTAATATTTTTATTTTAAATTAAAACCATATATCAATTTTTTTTATGTCATTGGAATCTTTCATAGATTCAACCAATATACCATCAGCATCTTCACCCAAAATTTCCTTTATCTTTTTTTGTCTTACCTCTCTAAGTTTTTTCTCTTTATAGTGTGGGTCTAATGATGATGGTTTGTTTAATTGTTCAGTAATATATTCAGCATATGCAATTGAATTATCAAGATGCTCTACTATATATTCTGAGTATGTCATTCTGTTGATGTTTTCTTTTTCCTCATAGATTTAACAAACGACATTATTTCTTCATCTGTCATATAATAAATAACTTCACCAATGTTTGTTAAATTGAGATTGCCACCCCATTTTTTATCTTCAGTAAGATATGTAATCTGTTGACTGGCATAGTTAGGTGAACCGACTGGTACAATCTTTCCAACACTAACTAAATAATGTATTAATTTATTTGGATGTTTCATATATTAATTTTTTATTTAAACTATGACCGAATATTTCATCAAGTTTCGCTTTTCTTTCTAATCTTTTAGTATGATTTGGGTCAAATAATGTACTTGGTATAGTTGTAAGATATGTACATTGTTGAAAACAATCTATAAAAGATACCGCATTATTCTGATTAAATATATCAGAAGGTATTATATTTAAATTATTTTCCATATTAGACAGCAATAGGTACATTTTTCCAATTAGGATACGGGTCATACCCAACTATTTCAAAATCTTCATATTTAAAGTCATATATACTATCTACTTTTCTCTTTATTTTTAATTGTGGTAGAGGTCTGGGTATTCTTGTTAATTGTTCATTAATATATTCAAAATGATTAACATATAAGTGAACATCACCCATGAATGTAGTTAACTCACCCACGATATGATTTGTTACATGTGCCAACATATAAGTTAAAAATGCGTATGAGGCAAAATTAAATGGATTACCTAACATATAATCATTACTTCTTTGATTATAAGCTAATGATAATACTCGTTTGGGGAAATTAAAATGTTCCATCGCATCATCAACGCTCATACCTGTATCATCTGTATTATTATCTTGTACCCAATTTTTAAACAACTCTCGCCTTTTATTATCAGGCAATAATGAACTATAACATTGAAATCCATAATGACACGGTGGGAGATTCATTTCATCTAACTGAGCTGGATTCCAAGCCGTTACCATCATCCTTCTATCTTCTGGTTTATTAATTAATTTATTAATTAATTCATCAATTTGATTGATAAAGACTTTTTTATAAAGACCATTTTCAACTTCAATGAATTTTTCCCAATGTGTCCATTGATAACCATAAACTTTACCAAGGTTTCCTTCAGAGTCAGCCCATTCGTCCCAAATTGAAACTCCATTATCCTTTAAATATTTTATATTAGTCATTGGTAAATTCATATATCGTTCATCTTTCATATGACAACCTAAAAACCATAACAACTCATGTATAACTGATTTTAAATGAATACGTTTTGTTGTCAATAATGGAAATCCATCTTGTAAATTAAATTTAAGTGCCTCTCCAAATAGAGCATATGTATCAACACCTGTACGATTAGGTTTAAGAACCCCTTCGTCTTTTATTTTAATCATTAAATCTAAATATTGTTTCATTATTCTATACTATTATTTTTTATATATCGTTCTAAAAATATCCTAAAATTAACTGCCGACTCCGATTGTCTACCGAGATTAGCAAATTGTGTACTTAATACTACATTTTCTTTAGTGTATCCTTTTGAATTATCCAACCTATCGATACTTGGTCTTCTTAATTTATTTTTCATAGTGAAATCTATCGGTATATTAAACCAATAACACATTCCATTTTGTTTTTCTTTTAATTCCATTAAAAAATTCTTATCAATATCATCCTGTTTATTTGTAACTTTTGCTCGATAATGTACAGAACTTAACACTCTCTCATACCACACCCGACCATTTATTTTTCTACTTGCATTTCGTTTATTGTTCTGACAGGTTTTACAATGATAAAACAAACCGTCTTTTGATAGTTTATTTCGGGCAAAATATTCAGTCGTAGCTGGAAATTCATCACCACAATTTTTGCAACGTTTTAATTCCAAAACATATTATCATTTTTTAAATGATTTTAAATTAGAGATATTCTATTCCACATGAACACAGCACACTGTCTGCTATTTATTGGACTTCGATATTTACCATTGGTAGCCGTTTTAAGCCTTTAAGTAGGATTCGCATCCATTCAGCACCCCCATCTCCTTCTCCGAGATTAATTTAAAACCGTTTTGTTATCTAACGATGCTTCTATAAAACTCCGCACGTTCTTTATTTACAACTCTTAAATCATAATTTGATTTAATATATTCATATAAATTGTCACCATATTCTCTGACCGCTTCTGGATTTTGAGAAAACCATTTCATTTTCTGATACCATCCGTCTTTATCATTCTCATCAATTAAGAAGCCTTTTGGTTTACTGTCTATTTTTCCTTCAATATCATCCAAAGTATATGAACCAAAATTTGATGCAATTATTGGACATTTATGTGCGCCAGCTTCGATAATTTTCAACTGACTCTTTACCATATTAAATTTAACACCTGATTTAATAGGTGCTAATGCCACATCAGTTTCATTATATTGAGTACCATAAAGTAAAATAGGTTTAGTCCAACGTCTTTGATAAAATTCATTAATATATTCTGGTCTTGCGCCATAATTATCCTTACCACCATCTTCATATTTTCTTAACCATTGAAAATATTCAGTATTCTTAATGTATTTTAAATCATTTGTGAATATATCTTCAAAGAATGTCCACTGATTACTTCTCCAGTCAGATTTAGCCATCCCTTCCTTAGTTCTCATTCTTAAATCAAAACCACATAGATACAATTGACATTTTTCAAGGAATTCTTTATCAAATTTCTTAAAAGATGGTTGTAATAATCTTAAATCTGGCAAATGTGTAATACCACCACCCCATAAAAATCTGATTTTATCAGATGGTACTTTTTTATCCAACCACTGGTATTCTTTTAAATTAACAGCATTTGGTATCACTTTTACATTTGGATTTATTTCTTTAATATCTTCAGCAAAAATTGGTGTGGTAGTAGTGACATAATCAGCACCCCTTAATTCAGTTAATACCGATTCTTTACCATTATTCTGAATCCAACTTTTATAATTAACGTGACTGCTGTTTAATTCCCAATGGTCATCGATATCAAACACAAGTTTAATGTTATATTTATTCAATATATTTTTAAACGTGATTTTCTTTATTTCGTCAGAAAAGGGAATTTTTTTGTTGTAAAAAATAATATTATAATTTTTTAAAAAGTTTTCATCTAATAACGGGAGTGTGTGGTCTCCCAGATTTCTTATATCAACATCAATGTTTTCTTCGTCTAAAATTGTATGTGGTGATAAGACTCTATGATATCCAACACCATCATTATCTACATTGATTGCGAGAACTTTTAATTTTTCCATCCATTACACAGTTATTTTTTAGGCCACATATATTAATGAGAAAATATAGTATGACATGTACTTATAAATACAAATACGAAAAAAGTTTTATTTAATTTCAATATTTATATAACAAAATGCTATAAAAAGGGTATAATGACTTATTACCAAAATCTTTTTATATTAAATTCATAAAAAATTTTAATATATAGAGGATTAAAAATTAAAAAACAATTTATAAAGTATTATGAAGAAAATTATTTATTTTATCACTGTTATTACAACTGTATTAGTATTAACATTAGCTTGTAACAATTCAACTACCGCCACAACTGAAGGTATAGACAGCACTGCTGTTGATTCAACTACTTTTGTAGTAGATACCACAGCAATTATAGCTGACTCAGTTAAAACCGATTCTATTAAATAAAAATAATCGAGCGAGTAAAAATAATTACCAAAAAGTCAGAAAATTTCTGACTTTTTTTTTTATTAATTATTATCAATAAAAACATAACCTTTAGTCAGCATTTACAGTATAATGGGGTTCATTAAGATGTATAATCTTAATTAAAAAACCATATAACCCCCAATGAAAAAAACTATTATTGTTTATTCTGTGTTTGCACTATTATTACTATTAACATTTCGTGAAATTCAACCAAAACCAAACCCGAAAAATTCATTTGATAAAGTTGATACAATTGATAGAATCGATACAATAAACGGATACCCCGTACTACATAATACAATTCTTCTTGATGAAGTTGTAGTAATTGGTCATAGACCAAAACCAGATTCTATTAAGACATGTTCTCTTAGTAAAAAAATATAACGAGATTATTTACACAAAAAGGTCAGAGAAATCTGACCTTTAACTTTTAAAATATTTAAATCGTTTTATATATTTTAAGTTTTCTGTTATCACATTAGCGATATGTTTTACTTTCAAATCGTCTTTTAACATCCATAAAACATCTTGTAATACTTTAAAATTTTCATCTGTATAACCCCATGTTGATATAAAATCTTTGAATGTGTTTATTTTACTCATATCATCGACCATTTCTGGGTCTGGGTCATCCAAAAAATCTTTATAATCATAACTTATATCATAAAAATAGTTTAAGTCACCACAAATAGCAGTAATAACACCATCTAAAGAAATTTTCTTAGTAAACAGATAATGTCTAACTGTTTGTAATATCCACTCAGCGAATTTATCAGTAACTATTACATTTAAATCATCATCAATAACCTTTTTTATTTCTTCTTTTGTTCTTAATTCGGGATTCTTAGAAACCTCTTTTATATTTTTATTTAGATATTCTTTAGTTTTCCATACATCATCTGTATCTAAGTATAGGTCGCCATCCGATTCCGTTTCACCAGCACCATTAATTAATAAACATCTTGGGTCAACTACCATAGTTAAAACTTCACCGTTTCCTTTTTCACCTTTTTGTCCAGCTCTAATTGTAGCATAATTCCACACATTATCGAAATCACTTTCAAAACTACCTTCATCACTATGAAAAAAGAAACCGTCCTTGAAATATTTAGTTGCTTCAATTTGTTTAGCAGCAAATTCACTTGTACCGTGATACACTATAATATTATTTTTACTGTCTTTTTCAAAAGTAAAACCATGTCTTTTGGCACTATCCATTAAACTTTCTAAACCTTCTTGTTTGGTAATCATTTGTTTCTCGGATATTTTTTATACACACTAATCATATAAGGTGGTATATCACCTTTAACCCTGAAACCATGACCATATAATGCACTTTCAGCTAATGAATCACCAGTGTCCCTACCTGCGTATGCACGTTGATTTCTTAATTGGTCTTTATCAGCTTGTAATAAATAAATTGGCACTACAACTTCATAAACCACAATATCATCATATGGATATGCTATATCCCCAAAAGTTTTAGCCATATCTGGAAAAATAGATAAATAAACATATCCAGTTTGAGATTGCATAGATTTTTTAGTTTTCATTTTTGTAGTTAATAACCCATCTTTTAAAATATCAATATTAGCCGATGTACCATGATATAATTTCACGGGTCTAATTTTTGGTTGATACTGATTTTTATTTGGATTTATTATTTTATTAAATTCTTTCAACATTTCAGGTGTTGGTTCTGAATAAAATAAATTTGGATAGTCTTTTAATAAATCAATAGGATTGTTCATATCAACATTATAATTTGAATGAACATACGTTTCAAATGTTTTTATATATTTTAATTCTTCCATTATCCTGTACTTTGTATAAATTTTATATCCTTTTCAGGAATTGCTTCTGGAGAAGCGTATCTTTCACTGGATGCTCTATGAGTATAAACAAAAAATCCATCCTTATCAGCACCAAGACCAATACCACCCATCTTTTTAGATAAACCAAAAGGCTTTTTAAGTCCTGTCACAAAACCATTTCTAACTTTAGAACCAGTATTCATCAATGGTTCTATCAATTCTTTCATTTTATCTGATATTTTCCTACTCAGGTGTAAAGATTTTTTATTTTCTTGATACCGATTACGTTTCTCCAGTAATTGAAATTGTTCAAATGAATACATAAATTTTATTTTTTATTTATAATATAATGGTAAATATATTCGGCACAAAACTCTGCTCTTTTATTTTCGGATTCAAATTCAGCTATAACATCTTTAGCTTCATTATTGTTAGTTAATAATTCTTTGACATTAGCCATAATAGAATCGACTTGGTTGAAACTTTTTTCAGAAACTTTATTAGCTCTCATAATAACATCAATAAGTGACCTACTAACATCATCGCTATATGTTCTGGTATAATTGAATATTGAAGCAATACTCTCATTCATGAACATTTCAAATTTTTTTACTTTCATAAAATAAAAATATTTTTAATCTAAATCAATAATTATTGTAGAGTTGATTGGTATTAAATCTGTTAAATTATTATTAACATATTCAACGAAACTATTGTGTGCATGTAATATCATATCACCATCTATTTCATAATTATATTCAATTGAAATGGGGTCGAAACCTCTCATAATTAATTCATTATTGAATCTACTTTCTTTAAAAGCTTGTTTAGATGTATATGGGTGTGGTGTTATCACTATTTCATTACCAGATTGTATGAAATTTATATCCAACCTAATATAAAGAGTTTCTAAACTTATATCTCTAAATATGGTTATTCCTGAAGATACTAAAAGTGCCATAAAATTATTTTTATTTTTATTTATATATTAAATTGATAAGATTTATTTTTTAATATATAAGGTAGATATTTCTAATTTAATATATATTAAAAATTAATCAATGAATTAATGGCGATTACTAAAAGGATAAAGCTTGACATTAATGTTTTACTTGAATGGACATACGATGATAATAATATAAAAAATGAAAATTATTCAGTCCTTTCCAATTTAAACTTAGGTACAAGAGATTATGTATCATTTCTTCCACTTAATAGTGAAGACCATACATTATTTTGTGTCGATAAAGTAGTTAAGAAATATTCACAGTTTAATACTGAATCTTTTAATTTCTTAAAAAAACAAAATTATGCAGGTAATCCTTTATCACATGATAAAATAAAATTATATTTTCCTGTTAATTATGTTTTCAACACATATAGGGGATTTCATTTAGATATTTACACGTTGGATTATGCAAACGAAAACATACATTCAATTTGTAAATTTTATTATGATATAGCTCTCGATGATAATATTGGTATGATTAATTTAGAAACACCCTTTACTTATGATGAAAAGTTATGGGGAAAAAGTATTACATTAGATATTCCATCTATATATAATATAGCCAAAGACCGAATAATTAATGATACTTCGAATACTGTAATACCTAATACTATAAATTATAATTTAACAAACGGTGTTGGATTAAGTCAATCAGCTCCAATTTTTATAGATTTTTCATACATTGTAACAGGTGAAGTTGTTTTAAATAAATTATATTACAGATTAGGTGAAACATTTGAAACATCAGTACCACAACAACCAGAATACCAATCACTGGGAGTGGAAATAGTTGAATCAACTCAGGGAGATTTTTTTGAAATATATGGAATATACAAAGGTACTAATGAAAATTTGGATGATTTCGTAAGCGATGTTGAAGCTAAAGGAAAACGTATTGAATTAGAATATGTTATTACATTATTTGAAGAAAACATTCAAAGTGGGTATCCTCAGACATTTGTTGTAAATGAAAACTTTTCTCAAAAACTTTTATACAGACCAATTATACGGTTTTCAAATACAACAGCAGCTATTGATGTTCAAATGAATGTCAAAGATTTAGTGAATAATAATCAAATTGAACGTTATGCTTCAATTGGATTAACAAAAAGTATATTTAAATATGGTAAAACATTATCCCGAATTAATCTGGACAGTTCTGTATTTAAGCCTAAAATTTATAAAGCTAAACCAGAAACAATTATAATTAATGGCACTTCAAATGATGATACAACCAGTATAACAAAAGTTCCATACCCAGTTTTATATGATAAATATAAATTACTGGTTAATAGTACTGTTTCTATTAATAGTGAATATAAATCAAATGGTTTATTAAACATTGTTATTACCCCGTTTGATAACATAGTTAAATTTAGTTTAGCAACGGCTGTTGATAATAAAACGGGTGAGCCTGTACCCTATGATTTATTTACAATATCAAACAATGCTAAACTTAAACTGGTATTTAAATCCGATGCTAAAACATTGGAAATAGATTATTTTGCTCAATCTAATGAAAATGATTTTAAAAATGGAGATGTGGTATTTAAAATTAAAGAGAGTGATATTGCAACGATAAAAAGTATATACAATAAAAAATTTAAAAATTTCTATTTGATATTATACTCAAATGATAGTAGAACACTATTATATTCTGGAAAATATGATTTTTATGAAAACATCAAATTTGTAGATATTAAAAATACTACAAAGTCACCAGTAACTTCTGCTGGAACTGGTATTGGTGTTGATATTTATAAAAAACAATTGGAAGCAACAAATAAAAAATATAACCAAACTGTTAGTTTATTAAATCAAAAAATAAAAAAATTAGAATTAGATAAACAAGTCAGTCAAAACTCTCAGTTCAAAGCAGTAAACGTACCTTTAACAACACCAAATAATCAAATAAAAAATAATAAAAATTATTTTAATTTATTAATTTTTATTAAAAAGAAAATCGTAAAAGCTGATTTTGAAACATATATTAAAACACTTGGTATTAAAACGTGGATTTATAATGATTATGTATATTACATAAATGCTGTTCATTTATTGAAAGTTACTGTTATAGAAAAGAAAACCGAATTTATTAGTAAAGTAATAAGAATAGATATTTATGATGGTCAAAACCAAAGTGCTAAAACAAATAATACTATAACAGAAAGTCAAGTTAAAAAGGCCATTGATGAAAAATTAAATAAATTGAACACTACACAAACAACAAAGAATTCACCAACTTTAATAAAATATGTTGCTAATGGTATTTCAAAAACAATAAAATTAAAAGATATATTATAACATATGAGACTATCATCACAAAATAACCAATTCGTATTCAATTTTCCGAGTGATTTCATTCCAAAAGAAATAGAAGAACGTATGCTTATTTTTATGGATAAAAATTTTATACCATATGATGGTGTATTGGATTATATTAATAGTACAATAAAAGAAATAACATTCCCATCCATCCAATTTAACACATCAACCCAAATATTAAAAAGGGGTAAAGAGGTACATTGGAAAAATGCTGGGTCTGTGTTTGATAATTTTACAAGAGAACTTGATATAACATTCAGAAGCGTAGATGCTCATATTAATTATTTTATGTTAGTGGAAATATTAAATGAATATTATTTAAATAATGATACTCAATATATACCAATTTTTAATCTTGACATCTTAGATAAAAATGGTGATGTTATATATGCTGTTGTATTCAAAGAAAATTTACTAAAATCTATATCAGAAAATAGATTAAGTTATCATGTGATGGATATATCTGAAAAAACGTTTTCTATAACATTTCTATATAATTTTATCGACATTCTCTGGAAAATTGGAGATAAACCGAACACACCCGACAAAAACATTTTTGATATACCTATAAATGAACCAAAACATAGGATATAAATTTTTTTCTTAAAAATAAAAACTTTTAAACATCCCACCACTACAAGTAATTAAAACAATTAATTAATTCATGGATATGGAACAAAAAATAAAGGGAGAAATTAGCAATGAGCTAAAAACATCTAATCAAGTTGATGGGAATGATAATTTTGATTGGAATTCTATTTTAAATGGCAGAGAACATATTTTTAGTTATAAAAATAAAGAAAATGCCAACTTAACAAATGAACAAGAATACAAACTATCGTTGTATGATGGGTTGCATTCTTTCGATAAGAAAGTAGAAGAAGGGATGGTAGTAACAGGTCAAATTCGATTTATGACCAAGAGGGAAATGCAAATCGATTTCAATTATAAGGATTATATCTATGTCGAAAATAAACTATCGGACTGGCCTACACTAAAATCATTCAAAGAGGGTGATGTTATTGACGTTCTGATAAAAGAAATACAAAGTAAACCAATTTTCATGATTAGAGGTTCAATCATGGATTTATTAAGAAGAAATGTTGATACTAAAATCAGAACATATTTTGAAGAAAACACACCAATAGTAGCTGTTGTCAATGAAATAATACCAGCAGGTTTTATGTTGTCTATGGAAATAGATAAAGTTAAAGTTGGTGCATTTATGCCTAATACATTGGCTGATGTAAATAGGTTATACGACCCGAATGTTTTATTAGGTAAGGAAATAAATGTATTGTTGGAAACTATGCAACAGGAAAAAGGTGTATACGTTGTAAGTAGGAAAAAATATCTACGTACTCTGATACCTGAAAAAATGAACAAACTGAGTTTTGAAGAAAAATATGAGGGTTTAGTTACTGGTACAACCCCATTTGGTGTATTTGTTCAATTCGATGGTTGTTTAACAGGTATGATTCACAAAGCAAATGTGAATTCTGACTGGAGAGATAGGATTGAGGAAATAAAACCAGGAACACTGATGGTGTTTTATATCAAAGAAATCACAAAAAATAGCAAAATTATATTGACCCAAACTTTAGATGATTCACTTTGGGACACCATTAAAGTTGGAATGATACTGGATGGAGAAGTTGTAGCAATGAAACCATTTGGAGCTTTAGTTAAGCTTGATTATGAAACAATTGGTTTAATTCAGATAAGTTATTTGAATAAATACAAAAAACATCTTTCTCAAAACGATAAAATCAGTGTGAAAGTAGTCAATGTTTTAAAAGATGACAGAAAAATATACCTGTCTTTATATGATAAAAACAGAGTAAAAGAAACAACTGATACTACTGATACTACATATACAGAGAATGTTTAAAAATTTTTCATAGGGATTTTTAAGTTAAGTTAAGTTCAATGAAAAAGCCACTTTTTAAGTGGCTTTTTTATATCATTATGATTTCAAGTATTTCTTTATTATTATCTTCAAAGGCTTTTAATATTTCTCTTTCAATATCAGATATTACACAATCATTAAAATCTGAAAATAATTCATTTATTTTCATTCTCCTAAGTATATTTTTACTAATTATTATAAATGGCATTCCATCAATTTTACTTGTACCAGCAATTGTTATATACTTAATACTATTTAAATCTATTTTTAAAAGTTTATTTCCAAGTTCTTTATTAATTATCTTCCCAGCTATTACCTTGTTATTCATGCGTTTATTTTATTCTTAAAAAAAAGAAAAATATATTTTATTATCTTATATATTGACTAAATATTATTTTGTTGATATTCACCAGTATAAAAAATATTTTTATTTTTCTTAGAAAAATCTCATAATGGCACTATTAATATATAATTATGTATTATGGATACACTAAATATGATTACAATAGAAAGCACAAGAAACCATAAAAATCTAAGTTTTAACGGAACTATTTCGAATAATTCGTTTGAAAACAGGATTGAAAAGTGAAAACGGTTGTCTTGTGCTTTTTTATTTTAAGTAAGTCATTATTCCAGTAAAATGGAATTAAAAACAAAGACTCTATTATGTCAAAGAAAAACGGTAAACCTAACAACAACTATCAGTTTTTAAGTACAACAGCTTTAAAATCCAGAATTAGTGGTGACTATGAAACTATCACAAACGGTGAACAGGTTCTCGAATTAACAAATAAACATAAAACTGAAGTGTTAATAGGTAAAAGATTAATAGTAAAATGTAAAAATAAAAAACAAAAAGATTTTATAAATTTAATAGATGAGAAGGAAATCATTATCTGTAAAGGCCCGGCTGGTGTTGGTAAGTCATATTTATCGATAGTAGAAGCTTTAAAACTTTTACAGAAACCAGATAATTCATATGATAAAATTTATATTATTACACCTGCTGTGGAATCAGAGGAATCTTATGGATTTCTCCCCGGTGACATAAATGATAAACTTTCAGAATATCTATTTTCAACTTATTATATCATAGATAAATTAATAGGTAAACAAGCAAGAGAAAAATTAATCGAAAAAGAAATCATAAAACCTTTAGCACTTGGGTTTCTAAGAGGTTGTAACTTAGATAATTGCATAATGATTTTTGAAGAAGCTCAGAATTCAACAAAAAAATCGATGAAAACAGTTCTAACTCGTATAGGATATAATTCTAAATTTATAATATCAGGTGACATGGAACAAGTTGATAGATTTAAAGATGTTAAAGAAAGTGGATTGTATGATGCATTTGAACGATTGAAATCGATAGAAAAAATCGGGGTTTTTGAATTTGATAATGAAGATATTGTTAGAAACCCAATTATAAAAGATATATTAGATAAATATTAAAAATAAAAAGAACCAGATTTAAATCTGGTTCTTTTTTATATATTCTGTACACTTTAAAATTAAATTATTTCTTTTAAGATATGTAAAAGCACCACCATGATTAGTTTTAATTTTTATCTATATATTTAAAAATATAAGTCCGAATTATTCTTGATGATTTTTTTTATACATTATATCTTATTATTTTTGATAAATATTTATAATATAATGAGTATGTTTCTATATGATATAAATGATGGGGAATATGAATTTTGTGAAGTGTCATTCAATTTATCGAAACACAAAAAATTTTTCCCTTATCTTATTAAATCTATAATTTTCATAAATAGAAAAGAATGTACATTATTACAGTCTTCTGGACACAATATTAGTTCAGCTTATATTCAATATAATAATAATTGGTATAGGAGTCTTAGATTTATTAATTTTTCAGAACAATCTTTATGGAATGAGAAAAAAATTGGACGAAGAATTCTCGCTTTAGATGAAATATTTAATGATGAATTTAAATCATAAAATAATGAAAAATAACATCGAAATAACAGATTTACATAGAAAATATTATCGAAGATATTATACCAAAAGAAAAACTGGTATGTTGCTGGGTTATCACGAAAAAAATGAAAAGGTCTTACAAATTCTAAAAGAATTAGAATTGCTGAAATATATTAGGTTTGTTTATAAAAAACTTGAAACAGATGTAAGAAAGCATTCGGAAAAAGTGATAGAAAATACATATTTTTATTTTGTATCGACAGGTAAAAAAATGCCGAATAAAAAACTCCCAACTAAACCCGTTTCGAGAATTTATGACGAAGATGATACAGAAATAAATCTTATTCTAAGAAAAGTTGAACTTGAATATGCATGGGATGATAATATAACTATCAACGGTAAAGAATCTGATGTATATAAAACACAATTTAACAATTATTATATCACATTTGAAGATAGAATGTATAAGGTAGTTAATGATAGAGATTTCTCATATTCAAAAGGACAAGCGTTTTGGACATTACCCGAATTGAAAAGAGTCAGGGCAGAAAAAATAAAAGAGTTATTTCCTGAATTTTAATTTCAAATAAATTTTTCTTTAGAATTAAATATATAAAGAAAAATATTTAAATTTTTAATGAAACATCTCTTTAATTATAATAAGTTTAACTCAATAAATGAATCTATGTTTGGTAAATTTGAAGGAAATATTCAATATTCAGATTGGACTGATTTTAGAAACAAATTGCGTGAATCCGTATTAACTGGTTTCAATACTATTGAAGAATTAATTTCTTTAATGGGTATGAATATGGAAATATATATCAAGATTAAAGAGCATATGATATTACATTGGAAAGATTCTCTATCTAAAAGTATAATACATTCAATAGCCGAACTTAATTATAAAATTCCAAAAAAAGACACAAATATTTTCAAAGATTTAAAAACTCAGACTCGATTTCTAATATTAACTTCTGGTGGTTATAATTCAAGGAACATATATGGAAATACGATGTCAGTTAATGGTCTTGGTTTATTAAGTCAATACAGAGATTTAGAAAAAATAAAAAATACTGACCCTAAAGAAACAGAACGTGACCAATATTCAAATAAAGATGTAATGAAAAGATTCGTAACAGTAGCTGGAACAACAGCATTCACTGTTAGGACAGAAGAAGGAATTAAAAAAGTAAATAATATACTACAATATATTTGGTTATACATATTTTATAATCATTATATTTTGAAAAAAGGTATAAAAGAAAAAACTCATAAGTTACCAAAATATATTTACAGAGGAATCCGAGGAACAATGTGGCAAAAAGCCGAAAAAGCTATTGGTCAACAATGGAAAGATATGACTAAATATCATTCAGATTCGAAATTTAAGCATAACAAAGCCATGCAAGAAAAGTATGATTTGTTGTTTGATTACATTCTAAAGAATGGTATTCATAAGTTGACTGATGGGAAATTCATTTCTTTCACTGCCAGTTTACCAGTAGCTAAATACTTCTCAAATAAAGAGGGTTTTGTTCTTCGAGTTGAAACTTCAAAAATAAATATAATTTCTTCTGAATTAACTGAAGAACTATTTGACAAAGAAGACTATGTTAGTAATAAAAAAGAACGAGAATATATCGTAGTTGTACCTAAGAATTACAAATTTGAAAAAGATGATATCATTGTAACAGATGAGGATTATCTTATAGCTACTAATAACCCATTGAGTGTTGGCGCATTTACACACGACACCAAAGAAGCTTATTATGATATATTAGATGATAAAGGTGTTAAATGGAACGTACATGCATATTATGTTTGGTCATCCAATGATAAAGGTGGTGTGGTATATGGAGTCAAAAAAGATGGTGAAGAAGATTATAACTGGGCATATGGTAGAAATAATATTAAAAAACGTTTTGGTTTTTCACCATTACCGTCCGAAGATAATTTAGATAAAATATCCAATTTTAGAGTGAATGATGACCGAAAAAAATGGTAATACCATCCTTTAATTTTATATATAATAAAAAAGATACCATATTTAATGATTAACACAGTTGTACTAAGTCAAAAAGAATTATCAGATATCATATATAGTCGTGGTGAACCATATGATTTAGAAAAAAAAATAAAATATTTTTATTATAATGATGTCCGTGCATCATATTCAAACACTCTATCAAAATTATATGTTTCCAGAATATTTTTTGTCACATTATTCGATGATAAAGAAATTATTGGTCTATGTAAATTAGAAGAAAGTCCATATAATCAACAAGATTTATTTTGGATAGATTATATATCTATAATTGAAGAATATCAAGGTCGTGGATATGTTAAGAATATAGTTGATACCATGATGAAATTCTGTAAAAATAATAATTTCAGATTAGAAACATCTGGATATTCAAAAAAGGGCTGGGAAAAAGCAAGAGGGTTACTTCATGATTATGCAAAAAAATATGGTGTTGAATTAATAGATAAAAGAGATAAACCAGAATATGAATCTCTTATAAAGTTCTCCGATTTTAAAATGTATAAAACAAATGAAAATAATATTATAAGTGGTGATGTCGTTTTTTCATTAATTAGAAAAAAAGACAATGATATAGATGATTTGGAAAATGTTATTAAAAGTCATAATTATATATTAACAAACATCCCTATTTCTAAACTGATACAAAATGATGTGGATTTAAAAGAATATTTAAATTCGAGTGAACCAATCATAAAAATAAAAATTATAGAAACTCCTATTATAGTAGGTGATATTTCAAGGGGTGGTGATGTTCAAAAGTCAGGTGTAATTGATGGATTTCATAGAATTGAACAAGCATTAGTAAACGGTGAAACAGAAATATTAGCATATATTCAATCGGATTCTTTTTTATTACAAAATAATAAAATTAATGAATCTGATGATGATTCAGATTTTTATGAGAAAATGAATTTGGATTTTGCTATCAGGAATAAAGTAACAATTCATGAATTAAATGGAGAAAAATTCTTACAAGTTTATCATGGGACAACTCCAGCTAATTTTAAGAAAATTTTAAAATCAGGTAAATTTAAAAGTGGAAGTTGGTTTGGTATTGATTATGAAACATCAAAAAGATACAGTTTGATGACTAATAATAGTGGAAAACCGTATGTATTTTCTGTTTTAATTAATGCTAAATCATTTTTTATATCAGGGGATTACTTAGTAGCCAGATATGATTTAATAGAAAATAAGTCTGGGATTGGACATGGAGTGTATGAATATTTTAATATTAAACCATATATTTGTAGAAATGAAGAAACAAAAAACACCACAATAAAAAAATATAACGAAAACAATAATTTAAATACCGAAATGTTTATACCAGAAGATGTTTTAGAATTTCATGATTTATTCAGCGAAGCTGGTAAAAAACTTTTCATAGTTGGTGGTGCGATTCGTGATTTTATTATGGGTAAGATACCACATGATTATGATTTAGTAACTGATGCTCTACCAGAAGAAACTAAGAAGATATTAAAAGATTATAGAACCGATTTACAAGGCGCACATTTTGGTGTTATAAGAGTATTTACAGAGGATGAACCAAAAGGTTATGAGATAGCTTCATACAGGCGTGATATCTCATCAGGAAGAAATACCAAAGGTGATGACCAAAAGGTAGAAATAGGTTCTCATATTACAATTGAAGATGATGTTAAGCGTAGAGATTTAACACAAAATGCTCTTTTTTATGATATAGATAAGAAACAAATAATTGATTTGGTTGGTGGTATCGATGATATAAAAAATGGTATTATAAGGACTGTTGGAAACCCTTCAGAAAGATTTAAAGAAGACCGCCTTCGCATAATTCGTTGTTTCAGATTTGCTGCCAGAAGTCATAATAAAATTGATGAAGAAACAGCCAATGCTATTAAAAAAGATAATCAATTAAGTGGTATTTCACCTGAAGACGATGTTTCACAAGAAAGAATACTGGAAGAAATATGGAAAATGTGGGAATATGCATCCGATAAAAATGATTTATCAGCTTGGAAAATGTATTTGAGATATTTAACTGGGTTCAAGATGTGGAATCAAATGTTTAAAAATACGCTCATTAATGAAGATGTAATAAATATCAATAGTTTAGATTTAATTCAAATGTATACTTATTTATTTTTAGAAAACATTCCAAACGGTGATTTTAATAAAAGATTGATTCGGGAATTTAAATTTTCATCTGATTATGCCGATGTTATTTGTTTTTTAATAACATTCTATGATAATATCGGTGATGTCGATAAAGTATATGATATGAAAAAGAAACAGAATCAATTAGATATCAATCCTGATATTATCAGAGAATTTTCAGATATACATAGTCTGGATAAGAAATTCACAAATAAATTTATTGAATATAATTTATCCGTATCAGGTCAAGAGTTGATGGATTCTGGATTAAAAGGAAACGAAATTGGCATCGAACAACGTAAACGAGAGAAAGAAATATTCCAGAATATGCTCAATGAATCATTTGACTTTTAAAATGATTTTGTTTAATAATATTAAACAATATTAAGTTTTACAAAAATCTTTTATTCTATCTATAACATAGTCATCTATCGGCAAATTACCCAAGTCATAATACCGAGTTTCAGATATTGGAATATTATTGGCACTCCAGATGACAAAACTTTTATTTCTATTATTATATTCTATTGCAATTTTAGAAAAATCTAATGATTCTTCATCATCATTTAAGTCACTAAATCTTTCTTGTGTTCTTTCTTTATCTTCTTCGTCATCAAAATCTTGATTTTCTATTTTCTGATTTAGATAATAATATTCTTCAGATTTCTCTTTATTTTCTGGAGTCATGTTATAATTTCGTTGTATAATATAGATTAACTTATTTTGGTTTTCACCATTAACATAATCATCTGACCATGCACCAGAATGCGGATTAGATGTACACCAATGAGTATAAGCACCGTATTTACAACTTGCTATTTCAGATAATGGTGCAACTACTATATATTTGGAATCTCTTAAAATTTCAATTCTTTCTTCTCTAACTACTCGTTTTTCATTAATAAAACATATAAAAGATTTCATTATTACTGTGTTATTGTTTTTATTATCTTCAATTTTTTGGTGTCAAAAATAAATAAATTAACGATACCAGTTTCTCTCACATATGCACCATCATAACCATTTTTTTTCAACCAATCATAAAACCAAACTTGTTCTAATTCACTATATTCACCAGAACATATACCACCATACATTCTATCTACATCATCTGACTTATTTTCGATATCAAAATATAACTTTTTACCAAGGGTGTAATCTTTATCATCATCTTTTTTAATATCTTTTTCTAAGAATCTAAACAAGTC